AGCATTATGAAGACGAAAGTTTTGAGGGTGAGCCATAAGATCCGCGACCTTCATAATCTTATGCTCTACTATTCGATTGTTCAAGGTTATTTTAGGTTTGTTTGCCATGCTTATATTATACGTCTATTGATTCGGGGTTTCAATAGACAAAGGCCCCAAGCTGGATGGGGCAGCCTGGAGCCTTTGTCGTTTGCGTGCTACTCATTCAAGTCAGTCAGAGGGGCGACCGTGGGCGATCGCGCCACCAATCATCATACAGGAGACAGAAGCGATTAGGCGCTTCGTAACCCATCTAATCAGTATTCTAGCACACCTTTTCACCATCGGCAATGGGAGCGTCTTCCTTCAGCCGTGCAAGACGCCATGCTTTGATCGCATCGACAATAGTCGAGGTGGCGATATCGATTGCCATGATAAGCCCTGCATTCAGCCGGTTACGGAGCGCCGGGCTATCGATTACGCTGCGAATCATCTTGACGGCGTTTTCGAGAATAACATCAGGGTCTTCATCGGATTCTCCCTGAACGATAGCGAGGTCTCGAATCGGTTTGTCGAATGAAGCTACTGGCAAGCCCTGCGATTGTTCGTCACGAGCAAGAGGGAGCGAAAAGCGTTCGGGTGATTCAATCTGTGTAGCCTGGCCATCTTCGACTGCCTTGCTATAAGCCTTGCCGGTAGCAAAGTGAGCGGCCATTTGATCGACGGTCGCCGGGCGATTAAAGATAGCGGTCTGTTCTTCGGCCCAAGCGAGTAATTCTTCTGGACCTTCAGGGCGTAAGCGAAGAGCGATCCTGAAGTGATCGAATGACAGCGTTTCGAATTGAGCGATACCATCAGAGCCATAATAGGCGACAACGGCGGCGTATTCTCTCACGGTGCGAGCGCGCTTGCCGGCAAGCGATCCAACGTATGAATATATCTGTTCATCGGTAGCGGTCGGGTAGACATCGTGGCAGTAAGCGAGCGCCATAACTGCGGCCTTGCCGAGGCGAAAGCCTATCCGGTCAAAGTGTGAGCGGATATCAAGCAATTCGTTTACGAGTTGTTCTGGCAGTTGCATTTTGTGTTCTCCTTGTAACAGCCTTCTTCAGAAAGTTTTCTAATAGTTGTTTGCCACTCTCTTTATCGACGGTTAGTCTCGCCCGGTGCGTTTCGATCGGGCGATTCATCATATAGAGATAGAGCATTTGAATAGCAGTGCCATTACGCACCATCTTCCCCGTGAAGCGAAGAAGGTCGATACCATAGAGCGCAAGGGTATTATATTTCTTGCAATCTTCTTCGAATCCGTCAGGGCGTAAGTGCCGGCCTGGGTGACGCGGGTTATTCGTGCCGCCTTCGATTTCAACAGCGAGTCCGATCTCTGGCCAGAAGAAGTCGGATCGCCATCGGTGTTTCTTTTCGCCGTAGGCCGGGGTGTGCCAGATAAATTCTCTGGAAGGCAAGGGAAGCCCGGCTTCATGGACCTGAGCAAGAAACATGTCTTCGAGTTCGTGAGTCTTTTGAGATTTCTCCATCTGTCTCCTTGTATGTAATGATTATATTATCATACAGCGAGAGCCTTTTCAAGCCCTGCGCGACTCGAATGTCGCATTTGTTTGGATTGCTTCTTCGTCCTGTTCCTGATTGTTGTTCTCGGATAGGGCGTAAACAGCGTCCTTCAGCCTGAAGTACCCGACCGATTCAGCGCAGCTATCAAAGCCGTTCGAATGCCATCTGCCTGAATTATTGCCGGCAGCTGGAGCAGCCCAACCCGAATTTATAATATAGTCATAGAGGATTCGCGCATATTGCCCGGCGCGCGGGTAGGTCCAGCCCTGGCACATGCGAATTGGATAAAGCCGCTGCTTTTGCCCGTAGGCAATACAAGCATCAAGATATCGATAGATGAAGTCGAGAGGGACTTCTTCATCCGCGCCTACGACAAGAGACAAAAGCGGTGCATCTCCGGCCACCACGCGCAGATATGCCGGGTAGGTTTGTAACAGCGATTCGGCGATAGCAAGTTGCCGGGGATCGAATCGCCGTAGCAGTTGAAGCGCCTCGGTCGCTGGCGTGATCGCCTTTGCTTCCTGTTCACGGGTAAAAGCGTCTAACAGTTCGTGCCGCGAATCAATATAGAGGGTCACGATCGACAAGAGCATCATAAAGGCGGCGAACGTCCAGATAGCGATATTATCTGGACGTTCGACATGATTGCCGATTATTATCAGCAAGACGCCAATAGCAAAGGTGACAATCGGGGTAATTAGTTTGGTCATGTCTCGCTCGGCATGATTCCCTAATCTTCGTAAGCCGGGACCGTGTACCGTTCGGAGCCAACGGTCAAACAGCACCAGGCATCTGGACCGGTTTGGATTTTACCCCATACGCAAGGATAGCCGCCGAGAGTAGCTGGAACAACGTCTTGCACGAAGATCGGATCGCCGGCATGAACGCGACGTAGTTCTGCATAGCCGCGACCTGGACCTGCGCGAACGATCAAAGTCCCGACAGCGACTTCCATCGATAGAGACGATATAACGGTCGGGGGTTCGTAAACCTCGCCGCCAGACCAGGCAACGAGATCGGCTTCAGAGCCGGCGAACCAATTCAGATCAACGCGTTCGGGGATTCCGTTGATACGACCGGATGAAGAATACTGCCACAGCAGCCAGCTTGACCAGTCAAGCGGCAGCGGCAAGGGGGTTGAAGCATAGCGAGCCTGGTGAAGCGGATATTCACGCGCCCAAACATTTCGAATGACGTTCGGGTCCCAAAACCAGGGAGCCGTATAGAATACCGGCTTCTTCCCTGTTTCTGTTTCGATCGTGATCGCCGTGTCTTTCTGATAGTTCGTGATATGCGACGGCGACATTCCATCAGCGACCTCAGCGTCAATTGTAAGCGGAGCGGTCGGACGGTCGGAGCCGAGGGCGGTCCATAGCCGGGTCATTTGAGCGGCGAACGGGCGATTCGGCCGGGTGACATGATAGGCAGATACAACGGGAATGCCGGCAGCACGGGCGCCATCAAAATTCCTACGATAGTTCGCATCGGTATAATAGTCGCCAACGGTTGCCCGGATTACGGCATACTTGATACCGGCCGCTGCAACGGCTGGCCAGTTTATGCTTCCCTGATAGATTGAAACGTCAATACCTGGGGTGAATTGTGTCATGCGTTATTTCTCCTTTCTTGATAGAGCAAGCGGCGTTCCATAGCAAACACCTGGGATTTTACGAGTAGAGCAAAGTAAAGACAGATCGAATCCGCATTGGGAGCCATAGGCAATGATCGCGCTAGGAGCGCCGCTTGTCGCTTTACCGACCGTTCCATCCGGCCGGGCGATTAGCATTCGCCCGGCCGGGAATAACACAGCAGCGGCAAGAGGGAAGATGAAGTCATGCCAAAGCCTCGTTTCTACTCTTGCAAAGATAAGTGCGATACCGTTGCCGTGTTTGGCTAGTTTCTCGCACCATACGCCGGTATGAGGACCGTAAGGCGGGTTACAGTAGACCCGGCCTTCCCATGGCTGCATCAAGCCATTGTCGCGCTCTGTGAACATGCGCGCTGCCGTTGGCCAGGGCTGCGTTAGGGAAGCGCATGGGTCAAGGTCGAAGAATCGTTCCCCTTTCGGAGCAAGCGAATCGAACGCGTCAATTATCCATTTCGGCGTTATCCAGTCATTTGAATCGCCTTCGAATGGCGATTCATGTCCAAACCCGTCTCTTTTGTTTGTCATAGCGTCTTTATTATACGTCATTTGAGGTGTGCGATTCAACCACGAAGCGACCGCTTTTCAGTCGGTCGCTTCTCTCTTTGGCAGCGGTTTCTAGTGCCGGTTCAATGAATAGGGTTCGTAGCCGTCTTCCTCGAAACAACCCGAAACATAGTCGTCAATTTCTTCGTCGGTCCATGCTGCTGGGTTCAAGTCCCAGGCGTTTTCTTCACAGTCATCAATCAGCCATCTGGCGACCTGGTTGCAAACGGCGTCTTTATTATCGTATTCATAATGAATGAATTTTGAGGTCGATACGCGGGCGGCGAAGGCGGCTACTAGGTCTTTGTTTTCGCTGGCGGCTGGTGTTGTCATTTCTGTTTCTCCTGTATCAGTTTGATAGTTCTATTGTAGCTTATTCTATAAGCATGTCAAGGTACAGAAGATTAGAATAAGATTAGAGTTTGGGGCCAGGGGCCAGGTGTTTGGGTCAGCGACGGTAGTACCGCCGTTGATTTCGGCGATATCGTTTCAGGGCTAGCATGGCGTGATAATGCCGGCGCTTTTCATCTGAAGCGAATCGTTCATAGTAGACGAAGATGGCGGTTCGGATAAGCCCGACAAGGATTCGAATCAGGATCGGTGCGAGAATAATTACGATCGCTATCAAGAGGAAGGTCTTTTCAGTAGCTTGCATAGGTCCTCGAATTATGGAATTTCTTTTCTTGTTCGGATGGCGAAAGATATCGGTATAACTGCGAGAAAGGAACGATATCTTTGAATTCAACGATTATGAGGTCTTGCGTTCCAACGGAGCCTTTCAGGTCCAGTTTGCCGCGTCTTGGCATGGTCGCTGCAATATAGGTATTCGCCTTCGTTCCTGTGACGTGAAAGGCGATCCCCCCAGGCCAATTGCCATACGAAGCCGTATGGCTAACATTCGCAAACCAATCATCAAAAGCGCTAAAGGCGAGAATATCATCTAGTTCTTCCTGAAGCAAGGTCGCCTGATTTCGAAGAAGAAAGCAACAGCCAACCGCCTTAGCCCGTGCCGAGCGGCCAGAGCCCCATTTTGCAAGTGTGCGCGCCCTTGATTCCGGAGTGCTAGTGTTTGACATCGGTTTCAGTTGAGCCAATCCAGATATGATTTAGCATCACGCTTTTAGACGGTCGAACGGTGACGCCGGCGATAAGGGTTTCTTCTCCGAGAGCGCCTGGATTTACAAAGGCAGAATTCGGTCGAACGGCATACTTCGAAGCGAAGTAGGTCGCGGCTTCGACGATCGCAGCCTGAAGATCACGACCGGATTGATAAGCCCAGAGCATACCGCTAGTCATAGTTGGCATTGTACTTTCGTCCTTTCTGCATCTTGCGCCGCCTTTGAGCGTGCCGCCTGGCAGCAGCAGCGTCAACCCAATTTCGAATACTTGACATGCCGAATGTAAAGCCGTGGTAGGGCTGGCGGCTTATTATCTTTTCGGCGAATTCGACATAGTATTCAAGAGCGGCTACCTCACCTACAGCGACGACTAATATCGCGAGGGCGAGTTGTTTCGGAGCCTCGCCAAAGAAGCCCCAATCAAATACGGGAGCGTGTTTCGCAAGGTCATTACGCAAAGGTAAAGGATAGGTTCTTGCTACCTCGTAGCCTCGAATTTCTTTGACTATAACTTCGTTCTTTTCCGGTGTTACGCCGCGAGTAGCGGCGATTGATCTCATAAAGTTTTACTCCAAAGCTTGCCGGGAGCGGTTTCAAGGCCGCTCCCGGCAAAGGGTTGATTTAGAAGGGAAGGTCTTCGTCCTGCATGATTTCAGGAACGCGACCCGGATCTTCAAGTCCGTCGTATTCGTCAACGGGAGCGGCGGCGCGAGAAGCGGCGCTCCATTCATTGGCCCAGGGCGTAGCCTGTTCGCGCAAAGTCATGATTTCGGCGGCGGCGTCATTGCCGATAAAGCGGGTCATGAGTTGATCGCCGGTCAGCTTTTCTTCGCGCAAGGCGATCGGGGTGATAGGTGACTGAAGGCCGGGGCGACCGACCATCTTCGTAGTCGGGGTGTCTCCAAAGTTGCCGATAGGGGCAGCAAAGGCAGTAGCCGGTGGAACCGCCGCGCCTTTCTCGACAAGAGCAGCGCGCAGAGGGGCGGTGACTTTCTGCCATTGGGTGAAAGCATCGAACAGATTTGACACCTGGAAGCCGCCGAGCGTCAGCACGACCGGACCCCAGGGGGTGACGCCGTTCGCGTCCTTCGAGAAAAGCATAGCGAGAAGGTGAGCATGGCGCGAAAAGCCCTTAGGCCATGTATCGCCGTAAACGATTTCATTCATGCCGTCTGGTCCCTTGCGCCGGTATTGCACGCGCTTCAGGATAGGGACAAGCAGCATCGACCGAGTCCCAATCAGTTCAATCGTCTTCCCGTCGCGGGTTTTCTTCTTGCCCGGTTTCATTGCCGGCAAAGGAACGCCGCGAGTTTCGCAAACGGACTTCAAGTCTTCGAGTTTGGTCACGAAGCCGCCGAAGTAAGCCCAGGGCTGGGATTCTGCGAGCGGTTCAAGTTCCTGATTCGCGTTGTTCCACCAGAACAGCGGAGCGGCGAACGGGAGCGCGCCTTTTTGACCCATCGATTGATCGATATCAGAAAGGCCGGTAGGAAGGTTGAAAGTAGGCATTAGGTTTCTCCTGTCAAAAAAAGGTGAATAGGGTGTTTCCAGTAAACCGGTAAAATCCGGTATTATTGGCGGTCAAGTGCGAGCGCGTTGATACGATCAATCATTGCATTCAGAGCAACGGGATCGACCTCTTCTCGGCGGGCTGGATGGACGTAAGCGATAAGCAATTGAATGACTTCAGATTGCCCAACCTTACGACCGACGACGCGAGTCAAATATTCGGCATCGGATTCGATATCCTGTTTCATGCCATCGGTAGCGGTAGCAAGAATGTTTTTAGTAAGATTACGATTCTTCATTCGTGTTCTGTCTCCTTGTAGGTTTCTAGTTTGATTATACACGACCCTTATAGCTTGTCAAGAGTCTATAAGGATATCTGTTCTAAAAAGCGATATCCGGGGTCCAGGCTGGCGCAAGTTCGACGAGCCAGATAAGTGGGTCAGCAGCGGTAGGGATTCGGTATTTATTCGCGAAGTGATTCGCGGCGTCTTGCGCATCTGCGAAGCGCATCATGCGCGCCTCGGTTTCGGTCAAGTCAGAAAGCCGCGTTGCCTTGACACCTTTGACAGTCAGCATCAAGCGAGAATAGTCATAGGGCATGGACCTTGCCGGCTTCCAGTAAGTTTCGCCGTAGGGTACAGATTTACCGCACGCGCACCGCGACAGAATCGCGCTTGACCTTCCCTCGGTCACGAAGTTAGCATAGACAACGTGGCTACAATTCTCGTTGCCGCATTCGTGATCTGCCCATGTCTCACGAACATACACGAGTTTTCCAACGTTGCCGAGTGGCGAAATTCCGATTGAAGTACCGACCGGGATATCCTGAATTCTTGATTGATTCACGTCAAAGAATTCGACTTCCTGATTCCCGATTGGAAGCCTTTCAAATTCAGAGCCGAAGAAAGAATAGATTCCTTCTTCTTCCTGAAGGCCGCGACTTTCGACGATCGTTTTCTCTTGTTCGATAAGCGCCCGGCCTTTGCTTGTCACTGGCAAAGCGGCAAGATAAAAGTTGTCGGCTACAAGGCGCGACACTTCGAGCGGCGATAAATCGAGGTGTGGGCGGCGGCGGTCCAGCGATAAGGGGATTCGTAGAATCCCGTAAGAGCCGAATCGGTTGATCGCTTCAGCCGGCGTCTTATACCGACCGCTTGACGTTCGACAGCCAAGGCATACTACCTCATAAGTTTTCGGATAGAATACCGGCGCGTATCGCGTATCAAGGCCACGAGCGATAATGCGCAAGGATCGCCTGTCATTACAGAATGGGCATTTCATTGGCGTTCCTCTTCTAGCATAGCGATCGCCTTTTCGAGAATGGCAACGCGTTCGCTGTGCGGTAAGGCGGCGGCAACCGCAGCAGCGCGAGCGTTTTCAAGTGTGCGCAAAAGCCCGGCTTTATCATAGGTTGTTTCGCAAAACGGAGCCCAGGCGATTGACACTAGGCCACCTTCAAGCAATTTGATTTGATAGTCTTTCATCGGTCCTCCTTCTGTTTGTTCTGTTCTTGAATGGCGTAGGTTGTTATGATATCACTATTCTTATAGATAGTCAATTTATCCGGGTCACGTGCCCAGGCGATATCGGGCAGAGCATTGTCGCGATAGGTCGCTGCAAGATAGGCGAGAACACGCCTGGCGATCGCCTTTGTCGGGGCGGTCAAAAAGACGTGTTCGGTCGGACCTTCGTCCGTCCCAATTTGAGCCGTGGCGATTATGGCGTATTTATCCTGAGGATTAATACGCATAGGGAAGGGTGGATTGATCTTTGGCATTTTACTGTTCCTTTACGGGATTGACAGCAGCTGGAGCGCGAACGCGCCGGATAGCGAAGTCGAAGACTTCATCGCCTTTGGCAACGGTCAAGCGCATAAGCCGCCGAGAGAATTGGGTCACTTCGAAGCCCTGTTTCAGAGCATCGGCGCGGGTCACGCGAAGCAAGGCCATTGCCTTTTCAGGCAGATCGGTCACGGCAACGAGAACGCCGGTCTTGACCTCGTAAACAAGGAAGCCTGTCTTTGGTTCCTTTTCAGAGTCCAAAGGGGTGAGCGGCAAAAGGGAAGGGGTTTTAGTTTTAGTCATGGTTCCTGTATCCTTATCTTGATTTCTGTTCTTCAATAAACCGTTCTTCAACAACGGCGACGACCTTCGCAGAGAACATGAAGTTCGGATTCTTGTCAGCAGTATTGTATTTGACGACGCGACCGTCAGGGCGCATCGTAAACATGAAGCCCTTGTTTTCGGGCAGCTTCAGAAAGTCTCCCAGGGTCATAACTTCCTGGGTATCGACCGTGATGATTGCTACTTCGTAAAATGACATAGTTCCTGTCTCCTGCGTTTGGGTTGACTTGACTGTCTTTATTGTAGCTTATCCTGATAGAATGTCAAGCGATTTAGATTAGAGAAAGATTAGAGTTTCAGATGGTGGCTGGCCTGGACCTCACCACCATCTGAAACCGAAAGCCTTCATCATGTCGAAGGCGAAGTCGCCGCGACCGGTCTTGACCATCTTCGCCCGTTCCTGCTTGAAGGCCTCAGGATTGATACGAGCGGTGACGCCGGTCTCGATAGCATTTCGGATATCGTCCTGGCTATCAGCAGCGATCACGAAGCCGAAGCGAACAGCGAAGCGCACAGCCCGCACAGCCCGCATCGGGTCAGCTACGATAGTCGAGAAGCCCTGGCAGAAGCGAATGACGCCGTTCTGCATGTCAGAGATGGCCTGGGGGTGAGCAACGATTTCGCCGGTTTCGCAGTTCATTGCAACGGCGTTGATCGTGATGTCGCGAGCGGTCATGTCAGCTTCAATCGTTTCGCCGCGAAAGGTCGCGACTTCGATCGCCTGGTGAGCAACGATCACGCGGATAATCCCGAATTTCTTGCCGCCGGTGTCGCGAGTCTGTCCGGGGAAGATCGCTTCAATCTGTTCGATCGTGGCGTTCGTGGCGATATCGATATCGTTCGCTTCAGTACCGAAGAAGACAGTATCACGAACGAAACCGCCTACGATGAAAGCCTGGAAGCCGGCTTCAACGATAGGGGCGGCTACTGCCTGGGCGATGAATGGGACGTGGTTTGTTTGGTTCGTGTTCGTCATTTCGGTCTCCTGATTTCTGACTGACTGTCTTATAGTTCTATTATAGCCCCATTCTTATAGAATTACAAGGGTAGAAAGATTAGAATTAGATTAGAGTTTTACTCATTCTGGCGAAGTTCGCCACTTCTAGATTAGAGTTTCACTCATAAAGGCGCGAACCGTTGACTCTTCTCGCAGCTAATCATATAATGATTTAGACCTATTATTCACGGAGACAGAAGGAGCCGATATGAATCAATCAAAAGATACAGTTGCCCAGGTATCCGGGTTTACCCCGGTATTTGACGTTCTGATAGAAGCCTACGGGCAATCAACCGCGCTGGTATTCGGAGCAATCTGGCGCTATTGTCAAATGTCAGATGGGTGCTGCAAAGCTAGCCAAGAGACGATCGCAAAGCGAACCGGCTACAGCCGGCAAACAGTAAACGCGGCGGTAAAGTTACTTGTCGCAGATGGCTATCTAATGGCGGTCCGGCCGGCCCAAAGCGGTCAAGTCGTGACTCTCTATGACACCGGCAAAGTGCGATTCAAGGTCGTGATCACCGCCCAGCCTGGCCCGGATAAGCCTGACTTCGCAGCCCGGCAAGACGTGATTGAATCCCCCAAACCACCAGCGAGACGGGCGGCGAGCGAACCTGTCAAATCAGTTGACAGGGGGTGTCAAACTAGTTTACAGGGGGGTGTAAAGCTACTTGACACTAAGATAGATTCTAATATACAAGAAGATATCTATCCTGGCACTTTCGTGCCAGTAGAGACTGAAGGCATTCAAGAGACTTGTCAAGAGCAAGACACTTCTCTTGAAGTTGAGCCAGCTACACGCCGGCCGAGCGTTTGGCTTGATATCGCCCGTGATGGTCGACCCGTCAAGAATCAATCGGCCTATGATGCGATTGAAAGATACGAGCAAAAGCAAAACGCGAACGGCGGTCTTGACCTATACCCGTCATGGTTGCCTGAAAGATATCAAGTTTTCTATGCGATATTCGTTCGCGTGACCGGTATTCAGCCAATCGGGAACCGAGAGCAAAAGTCATGGATCGCAGCTATGCAAAGACTTCTCGAAGCGAATATCTCACCAGATATCTTCGAGCGAGCCTTGCGCAAGTTACGGTCAGATGGTGTGACCGTTGCTACGCCCTTCAGCGTGTTCAACACGGCGCGCGCCCTCGCTGGCAGCAAAAGCGCGGGTCCAGGTTTCGTACCATCCGAAGAGTATTAGCCGTTGACTCTTTGTCGGATAATGCTATAATAATCAAAGCATTCAAAACAGGAGCCAGATATGACAGATCAATCCATGACTGAAGCCCACCTGCTAAAGCAGCGGCAATTAGAACAAACGTTCGCGGGTCTTTGTTTTATTGACCCGGAGCGCGCCACGCGTGAAGCGATCGACCTGAAGCCCGACATGATATCGGATATCAAGGTCAAGGCGTTTTGGACCTGCCTTCTAGGCAATGCCCAGGGAGCAAGCCAGGACGCGGATTATTCAGCCCTCGCTTATCAGGCGGCTATCGCAAGCGAAAGTTTAGGCGATCTTCTTGACTGGTCTTCGACAATGGCTAGCAGCCTACGGATAAAAGAATTTGCCGATGAAATTCGCCGGCGTTCGTTCCTGTCAAGGCAGATAGACCCGGCTATTGCTAGGATCGTTGGCCTGAGGCAGAAAGGCGATCTAGAAGGCGTGATGGCAGAATTGTCTTCAGCCGTGAATCTGCAAGCGCCGCTAGAAGTCGCTACAAGCGATATGACTGATATCGCCCTGCAATTCAATTCGCAAGTCACAGCGACAACACCTTCAACCGTCACCACCGGGATTAGCCCAATGGACCGAGGACTCGGCGGTCTTACGCGCGGCGATCTGACAATCCTCGCAGCGCCGCCTTCAATGGGTAAAACAACGTTAGCCCTTCAGATAGCAGCCAACGTTGCGCGGCAAGGGCAAAGAGTCTTGTATGTATCAGCGCAGATGCGCGCCGTGACCCTGTTCGCTAAATTGGCCTGCGGGAGCATGGCGATCCCATACCGAGACGTGTTAGCCGGCCGCCTGTCAGATGCGCAGAAAGCCGCCCTGATAGACAACGGATTGAAGATCGCAGAAGCCCTTCAGCTTCTTGCTATCGACGACACGCCAGAACAAGACATTGATGTCGTGATGCGCAAGGCGCGCCAAACACAGCCCGCCCTAATCGTGCTTGATATGATGCGCGACCTACGGATCGCCGGCAGCTATACGAGCGTGCAAGAGCAAGTCCGTTCACTCATGAAACGAAGTCAAACTATCGCGAAGACAACCAACGCGGCGGTATTGGCCCTGGTGCATGTCGGGCGCCAAGTCGGAGAGCGCCACCGTGCCGGAACAGATTATAATAAAAGCGTGAGCATGAATGACATTGCCGATTCTTCAGCAATTGAAAAGGACGCCGATACTGTTCTCATGATGGACTCTGCTGCATACTTTGACCCGACGCAAGCCGCCGCTAAAACGCTGGATATCGACCTTTGGGTCGAGAAATTCAGGGCTGGCCCTCGCCAGATGAAGATGAATCTCCGATTGAATTTAGACCGACAATTATTCGCCGGTCGCGAGGACTAGACCACCTTATTCTCTCTCTTTCAGGAGGACCTATCAAATGTCGAATAATAAGAAACGTAATCAGCACGCGCAAGACATGCGTTCGTTGCGCGCCGCCGCCGCAAAAGAATTGGCAGAAGCGCGTCTCGCTTTACGGCAAGCACAGCGCACCGGCGACAAGGCAGCGATCGAAGCCGCCCAGGATCGCTACATCACAGCGCGCGACGCTATGGACGCGATCGAAGCGAAGTCTTTCGGGTAGATATGCCAGATGGCAAAACCCATAATCGCATAACAGTAGCGGCCGCTCCCTTTGTTGGATCGGCCGCGTTTGCGATTAGCGGCAGCTTGACGGTAGGATTATGCGCCGTCGCCGGTTGTATCACCGGCATACCGATCACGCCAGATCTTGACCAGCCGCGCGGTCGCGGCCTTTGGCGTGTTATCTGGTGGCCTTATGCAAAGGCAATGAAACACCGAGAACGATTCTCGCATGACCCTGTTCTCGGATGGGCTGGGCGCATTCTTTACCTTCTCGTTTTATTCTCGCCATTGATTCTGTTCGCATTATGGCTAGCAGATCAAGCCGGCCTTCCAATCAACCTGACACCTGGCCCCCATACGTTTAGCTATCTTCTCGGCCTGTTCATAGCGAATCTGCTGCATAGTTTAGCAGATGTAATCGTATCAGAACTGAAACAAGCGAAGAAGAAGACAAAGCCCAGGAAGAAGCACTCTGGCCAGAGCAAGGCAAAACGAACGAAAAGCCGAAAAGCCCTTGACATTCTATAAGCGACCTGCTATCATAATGGCAGATAAATCAATCAGCAAAGGAGACAGAGATGACATTCCAAGATTATATTGATGCTGCAAAGGCAGCGAAGGCAGCGAAAGACAAGGCGAACACCGAACGCGCATGGCAGAAGATCAAGGCGCTTGTACCGGATGAATTCATCCCATTCACAAACGAAGACGAAGTCGGCGGGATGAAATGCTTTATCGTGAGCGTGCCTGGAGCGGTAGCGCCGATTCGGGTAGCGGACGTCGAAGGGTATGACGTTCCTGAGGTTGACCCTCGTTACCACCTGCCTGATTGGGGATCGGACTCTACCGCCCGCTTTTATGACTTTGACGCGGCGCTTCTCGCTGCAATGGAAGGCGTTAACCGGCGATCAAGTGAAGCCCGCCGCGAAGAGATGGCGCGGCGCGAAAAGGTTGATTCTGCAATTGTCGAATACACAGAACGCGGCGGCTTCATGAATCTGGCGATTGCCGCCCTGTATACAATCCGGGAATTGACTCGTCAGCTTCGCGTCCTGAATGACTCACGCGGCAATTACGACTAAAGTTTAGCCGGCGGCTCCCCGGCTTTACCCCGACCGTTTGACTGGCGGTCGAAAAGAAGATCGCCCTGAAAAGGGCGATCTTCTGATTCTGCTACGCTGCCGCCGCTTGTTTGGCGATATCAGCCAAAGCCCGAAGCAAGGTGCGAAGGTCATGGTAAACCGGTATGCCGTTTGCGATAGCATACTCGACTTCTTTATCAGCACCAGGGCTATTGCCTGGAAGGCGGTAAACGGCGTCACAGCGATCAAGCCAGAGCAAGTCGAGGGCGATCCAGTCTTCGTATCGGCGCGGCCGGCGTTCGTTCCAATGGTGTGAGAGGTGAGGGACGTATGGAGCAAAGCCGAGCGATAGTAGCGTATCAGCCACGTCGATCGCCTTCCCTACGTTCGCAGATGGGTCAGGCAGCGAGTAAGGTCCTGCAATGTAGACATAGAGCAATCGGTTTGGTTTGATAGGTCCAGGCATTGGCGTTTCATCCTTTCGAGGTTGATTCGATTATACCTTGACAGCGGCCAGAACGATTCGATTCTCTAATCAAACTCTAATCTTCTACCCCTTGACATTCTATCAGAATAGCCTATAATGAATACATACAGGAGAACAGGAGCGGCGACCGGGATAGACCGGAAACGCGAGCGCAGAAGTAGCAGCCGTACGCCGAATCACGAAGGAAGCCGCTCCCCTGTTACACTCTCAAAACAGGAGCCAAAGCAATGCGCAAAACAATTATCAAGACCGAAATTTTGAAACGCGATGGATCGATCGTCAAGCGTTTCAGCCCCGTCAGCGAAGTCGGCACTGGCATTATCTCTATCGCTACAATAGCGAAGATCGTCGGTCTATTTATCGCCGAGATCGATCCTACCGCCATCGTAATCAGCGGTAGCGAATTCGACAAAGATGGAGAACGCGGGTTTGAAGTCAGCGGCGAATCTCATGTAATGTTCGTTGTATTCTCCGAGATTGAATAGGAGCCAAAGATGCTTAAAACAAAACTTATGCAAGCGAAAGAAACGGTAGAATCGATCCAGGGATCGGCGTTCGTTGTTGCAATCGGTTATGTCACCGTCCAGGCTAAACTCGACCAGGAGATCGCCACGGCAAAAGAAGCCGGCGTCTCTGACGCGAGTATCGCTGCTATTCTCGCATCGGCGAAAGTCCGAGCCAATCGCCACCGCGAAGGCGGTCGCCGTTCTCGCGAAGAATTCGCCGCCGAACTCGCGGCATTCGAAGCGGCGGTCGAAGAAATCATGAAGGCATAGCCATGACGAAGAAAGGCAGCCAGCCCAGGTTCATACTTCAGCACACCGGGAATCCTCGGCCGCCAAAGTCGGAATCCGATTGGCTACCCCTCGGCGAATACGCTACCGACCGAGAAGCGCTGCGCGAAATCCAGATCGCAAGCCGAAAAGACCCGATCGGGATATGGAGCGACTATTACAGAATTATCGACCGGGAGACCGGTCAAGACGTTACTTACGAAACAATTGACCGCTTCTACCAAGAAGCCCTCGTAACTATGGGACTGAAGGAAGGATAAAAGAAATGGATACCAAAGGACTCGCTTATGCCGCTGCTATGAATCTCGTTGATCAATATATTGACGCTTGCCGCCTTCACCAGGCCGGCGCCATCACGACAGATGAACTCACCGCCCGCCAGCGTAATCTTCGCATAATGGGCATGACCATTCACACATTGCAAGGTATTCGTGAGTGCTTTGCCAATATCGCGGCCGGCGGCACGATCGGCGAACGCGTGTTGCCAAGACTAAAGAACGAAGCCATTCGCGAGATGTTACATAAAAGGGAGCATTAGCAATGCCAAGGAAAAGCGATAAAGGCGCGGCTTACGTTGCCGCTATGAAGAAATCAATTGATCTTATGCCTGAAGGTAAACGATCTATCTATTACTATGTCGGGCAGCTTGTTATGTTTCACCTTGCCGGCCAAGACCTTTGGATTACGACATCGTGTCGCGATATCGCGATTGTCAGTTACGGCGGCGGTCACCTCGTAGTACAGTTAACTCTTCTTTGCCCAGGGGGGATCATTGAAGTCGAAGCAAACAGCGACCGAATTCGCCCTGCAACCAAAGACGAAATCAAAGCCTGGCGATCCTGGCAATAATCTAATTTGACCATAGCCCTGCAAGCGCCTTTGAATCCGGTCGATAGCAAAGGCGCTTGCAATTGGCGATCCGCTGGGCCAGGTCCAAAACTCTAATCTTTCTCTAATCTTCAGCTATTGACACGCTATAAGAATAGGGATATACTAGGACTATAAGCAAGTGAGCAAGCAGCACCTTTACAGTCGAGAACTTTTATCAGCTCCGCTTAGCCTATCAGGAGCCACCGCCTTGACCCAAATGACACCGGCGACAAGAGAGGTTCGAGTCCTCTCCGGCAATAGATAAACACGGTCATCGAATCAAGTCGGCCTGAAGGTTATGAGGTAAAGAGAGGTTCGAGTCCTCTCCGGGGTTGATAAAAGTTCTCGACTAAAAAATAAAGTCAGTCAAAGAGAACAACAGGAGCCAGAACAAAATGACAACCCATTCGACCGTCCATCACTTCGACCAAGAGACCAACAAAGAGAACGTCCGCGTTTGCGCCAGTGCGCTCGGCGGTATCGAGAGATTGATCGTTATGTGCGGCGCTAAACTGTTTGTTGCCATCAACGGCGGCATTCGGTTCGCCCTGCCAAAGAGCCACGGCAACAAGTGGAATAAGGTTGAAATCTTCATCAACGATAAAGACGAAATCAGCGTCAACTTCTTCAACCTGGACCGCGACGGTAAGATAGTCGCTTCGGCCGAGCATGACGGTATTCCATTCGAGAACGTGATGGACCTGTTCGAACGCGAAACCGGTCTCTTCTTGACCTTCAGCAACCGTCACTAAAATCAGCCTGACTTGCTAGGGCGCTTTTGCAAAAGCGCCCTAGCAATATTGCAATCAAAAGAAAGAGAGCGAGACATGCCCAATAAATTCAAGCCGATCAACTTCAGCCAACTTCAGAGCGAAGACGGATTCAGCGAAGACGAATTCGATCCCCTGGATGACGAATTAGACGAAGACGAATTCGAGGATGATGAATTTGAGGATGATGAATTCGAAGAAGAAATCTACCCAGCTCAGCGCAAGCAAGCCAGGCCACAGCCGCGCCGGTCTTCGTGGGATCGCCCTGCAAGCCGTGAACGGTTTATCAGCCCGCGTGACCTGCCACCGTTCGACAACAGCCGCCCTTCTCACCGTGACCGGTTTGGACGGTCACGCCCGGCCGGTTTGCCGGGTATGCCAACGCTGCCAGGCCTCGGCAGCTACAACCGCCCTGCAAAGCGCATCGGCTTATTCGGTAAACGGTCTTCGCCTTCTTCCGGCTACCCATACAGCAGCCGGCGAGAAAACGACCTGCAAGCCGGCGTCTTCAAGGCGATCGCCTTCGTTCTATGCGGTTCCATGCTTATCGCTGGAGCCTGGGGCATTATAAGCGGTTCAACCGGTCCAATCGGTTTAGACGCTATTGCCGGGATCGCCTTCCTCGCCCTGCTTGTCGCTTTTACGGTTTGGGCTTCTGGCCAGAAACGGACGTATCGATAAATGAATAACGCTACTATGAGAAAAGCATTCCTCGCCCTCGCTGCAATCTTTATCGCCCTCACGATCTGGCGCGTCGGGGATTATGTTTCAGCCGTGATGAAGGTCCCGCCTATCATCGCCTACGCATACAGTATAGCGGTCGCCGGGTTGATTTATACCTCAGCTTATTGGAGCCGGGTAAACCTCACAGCGAACGGAGACGAAACACACCGAGCCGCCCAGGTGCGCAAAACAGCGACCGTGATTCTCGCCGCTTCAGTCGTGTTTGACACCGCCTTCAATACATTCGAATCCTTCAGGGTCGCGCAGCCCGTGACCGTGATAGAGATCGTGTCCGTTCTTCTCTATGGTATCAGCCCGACCCTTGCCGCAGCCGCTGGTGGCCTCGCCACCGCTTATATCGATCGCCTTCCTACACCGCCAAAGCCGGCGGCTACCCGACGTAAGGCGCTTATAAGCAAAGCCTACGACGGCCTTCTTGCAAAGCTACTCGGCGGCCTTGCAAGAATCGCAGATCACGAGACAGAGCCAATCGAGCCAGAATCGCCTGGACCTAGCGCGCCAGCTACAGCAGCAGAGCCAACAAAGCCCTATCGCTGCAAGTGTGGAGCAACGTTCGAATCATTGAAAGCCCGTTCTGGCCATATCGGCGGCAAAGGCGGCGCAAGCAAAGGTCACGAAGTCGCCTGAAGTCGCCTGAAGTCGCCTGAAGTCGCCTGAAGTCACCTCTTGACAATCCCTTGACATTCTGATAGAATGTCAATCAAGGAGACAGTAACCAATGATTATTTCAGCCAAATTCAAAGTGATGCACGTCGGATATCCTATCGCCGGTCGAAATATCCGGGGAGACGAATGGAAGGTCTATTCCGTTCACAAAACGGGATCGGCAGCGGTCAAAGCGATTCGCCGGGCAAAGGCGCACCTTCAGCCCGGCCAATGGGACGATCATTATATGATTGTCGACGAACACGGGCGCGACGTGACCGACGAGGTTTATCATGCCGAAGAAATGAAAGGATGGGCATAAATGAAGAACTTCGAATTTTATAACTATTGGATGTTGAAGAAATCGTTCGTTCGTGCCGCCGCCGTTGCCGTGAGTATCGCCAAGGGAAAAGCCGCGCGAGCCTTGCGCTCCAATTGGCTTGACGCTGCAACTCAGGCCATGCCGGAATTGACCAAAGCCGCGCGAATGGCGAATTCATTCGGCGATTACAGCGAGATTGACGCGCAGATCGCCGAAGCAATGAAGGCGGAAGGTATCACCGATGAATCGATCTGGAACATCGGCTAGCTAACAATCTGGCGAAGTTCGCCAGCTATCGCCGCCTGGACCCTACGAGCCAGGCGGCTTCTTTTTGGGGCCAGGCGAAAACTCTAATCTGATTCTAATCTTTCTGATGGCGAATCTGATTGACATTCTTATAGTATGCGCGTATAATAAGAGAGTAAGACCGTCAGTCAGAAACAACTAGGAGATAGAAGATGACCAGCCGCAACCAGATCCCCGGCGAAGCAAAAGACGAACGAGAAATCAAGTGCGTTTTGACTATGATCGCCGCTGCAAGCGAATCGACCGAAATCAGCCAATTCGCGTTCGACATTCGTTTGAGCCGATACGCCAGGAAGTACAACTTCTTCGCGGCGAAGAAGGGTATGCGCCCTTCCAGCCCCTTCATGACGAAGGTCGCCGCGATCTTCGAGAACCACAGCAACGGCCGCGAGATGAGCCAGGCCGGCCGCACGGAATTGATGACAATAGCGCGAGAAGAATTGTCCCACTTGCGCAAGATAGGAAACTAGCCATGAATAAAATCGATATCGTTATTCTTGATTCGCAGCAGAAAGAAGGCTGCTGGGTCATCGACAGCGCCACTTACAATACTGCCATCGGCGCAAGCGTTACGCGTCTTGCTAGTTTAATCGTGCGCAGCTTGAACACAGATGGCGCCACGGCCGTTTACGTCGCCGTGACCAAGACCATCTCCACCGAGAAGACCGTTCGCACGACCGCCCAGGCTACCATCACGGTCGGAGATAGCGACGGTGTTTATAATGCCATCGTTGAAGCCATCAGTCGTGCAATCTGACGGCACAGGCCTCTTGACACAGAACAGGCAAAGTTATAGAATAGAGCCAGATCAATCACCTATGGAGACAGAGCGAATGAAACTCAAATTGAAGATCACGGTCGGAGCAAGGACGGGAATCCGCGTTGAAGACGAAATGACCTTCGACATGGCGATCCCCTTATCAGCAGAATACTTCTGGACGAAGTTAGCCGAATGGATAGCGAGCCACAGAAGCCGGGTTGACGCGAGCGCGACCGCTTCAGCTAAAACCCTGAAGGACATTGACCAGGACGGTTTAGGCGCGTCATGGTGGATCGTTTCAGTTACGCCGGCAGCGAAAAGTCAAACTGACTTCAAGCAAACCAGATCGTTTGACACGACAGGCAGTATCGGATTTGACGCCCAGCTTGCCGTGACCGCCTTTACTGAATGCGTTATGGACGTATGCGCGCAAGCCCGCTGGGTAGGAAGTAGCGACAATAATGGGTAAAGTTATGTTTGGGGCTATTCTCGCGACGATCGCCTTTGCGATCCTGCTATCGTTCTTCGCGCCTTTACGCCCTGAAGATTCAGGGATTGGCGAATTGTCGAGCCTGCCTGAAGCCGGCGAGAAGACAATCGCGCTCGGCGCTATCTGTCTCGGCCTGCCACTTTGCGCCGCGTTCGTTTATGGATTCTTCTACCTCTGGACTCTCGCGGTCGGGACCGGTGGCAGAGGTTACACGGGAATCGAAGAAATCAAAATCGGAGAACGCGGATTTGACCGAAAGTCCGGTCTTTATTATGTCGATATCGCTACAAGCGATTCATCCGCTTCTTTCGCCCGGCGTCTCGCTACGATCAACGCTGGCGAGTATGACGGTCTTCCAGGGGCTACACGATTCGTCAACCTGCAAGAAACCTCGCCCGGCGTGAAAGGGACAACGCTGCATCATTGGCGAATTCTCGGAACAGCCGACCCAAAGATTCTAGCGAGAAACGCAGCCTGGGCATGGTCACAGGCCAACGGTCGAATCGCGAAAGAAGACCGGATTCAAACGTGGGATGATTACAGGGGCTACACTCAGGCAGATATCGACATGACGGGCGGCAAGCAACCTCGCCTCGCCCGGCATATGGTGACCCGTCACAGACCGGGAAGCTATTCGGCAGATCGCACAGTCGAGGTCGATTCGACCGATACGGGTTGCGCGATTATTGCTATATCAGCTATCGCAACGTTCGCGATTGAAATCGCAATCTGGTTTATCTTCCTCGGATAAAAAAAACTCTAATCTTCCTCTAATCCTATAACCCTTGACACTATATAAGGATGATACTACAATAGGGGCATAAGAGAACGAGAAGCGGAACGAAGGCGAAATAGACTTCGCCACCTGACACCAGGAACCGACCCCCCGGATAGATAATACTACCGGCAGAAACCAAAGGCCCATACCGGGTACAAAGTTCGGACCGCCCTCTTGCTAGCCACGACCCTGCATTAGGACTATCGGGCAGCAGAAAGAAAAGACCTTGATCGGACGCGATCAAGGTCTTTTTGATTCTCGGATATGGAGCCAGGGGCCAGGCGAAAACTCTAATCTAATTCTAATCTTTCTTTGCCCTAAATCGCTTGACATTCTTATAGTATGCGCGTATAATAAGAGAGTAAGGTCAATCAGTCAAACAACCAGGAGCCAGAAATGACTAGCACAAACCAAACCCCCAGCAGCAAGAAAGACGGTACTCGGAAGCGCGAAGCCTACAACGGCGACGTTGTAACGGTTTGCTTCACCTTCGAAGCCGCCGTTCGCTTTTCTGAAGAGATGGTCGCCGGCGGTCATGATGGCGAATGGGTAGAGTATGACTTCACCGGCTTCCCCGAGGAACAGGCCAAGTGGGACGCCTTTCAGGACGCCCGCAGAGCCGCCCAGGCCGCGCAAGAGCCATGGTTCGCAGAGGATTGGAGCAATCAGCCTACCGAGACAAACACCTGGGCGCCAGAGCCTGACTTCTCATTCAACGGCGACTTCTAGCAGAAAGGGAATCGAAATGAATATGAATTTCGATATTATCTTCATCACCAAAGCAAACGGCCAATTTATTGCCGAATGGCGACGGAACAACGTCGGGCAATCAGCCCGCACCGGCAAAACGCCTTCGGCCGCTATTGACGCCGTGATCGCTGCAAACAAGCAACTTGAATCAGCGATTATCTACTGTAGATACGCAAACGACAAATCGCGGATCTATGTCACAGAAATCAGCGGCAAGAATGTATTCCAAGCGACTCTGACTATCAACGGCGGCTTTGTCTCCGTCGCGTCCGGCGAGACACGCGAGCAAGCGATCAAGCTGGTCACGCGATCGGCTACAATGCGCGGCTTCAAAACGAACCAGATCGAGGTGGAAGGATGAAGGATTATTCAGGCAATCGACCGCCAGATCGCCGCCTTGAAGACGGGCGCGGCGTATGGCACTTCGTTGAAACCGGCGTCATTGTTGACGCCGGGCCAGGTCCCCTGGGTCAGGATGGGGGCGAGTACCTCACCGACGATCAATTCAATGAACAGATTGAATCGCTGCAAGGCCACCCTCGGATGATCAACAGCCTGAAGAAGCGCGCCACGCGTGTTATTCGGGAATACGACATGATCTTCGAATCGATCGCGCAAGAGCGGATCGCCTATGGCAGAGCCTACCGCTGCAACGAAACTTATAAGCGCGCTTGACACGCTATAAGCATGTCGGTATAATGAAATCAGCAACTAATCAAAACAGGAGCCAGAGATGAAGAAACAAAAGCAGAAACAGAATACAGAAGAAATTATACTGAAAGAAATCATTCCAAACCGAGGTATCGGCGGCGAAGAATATCATGCGATTCTCGCTTCTCGAATGACGGAGCAAGACTTTTCAATTCGTAACCAGTTCGGAACCTACGTCCGAATCGGCGGATCGCCACAGCTTTATCGGGTTATGAAGGTTTATCAAGGTATGGTCGTTTTATTCGCCGATACCGGCGAATGCGCTCCAATCATGGTGACGCCGGGAGAAATTACAGAGCCTTTCGCGGTAAACGAAAACGAAACGAAATGGGGATTCGTTCGCTATGGGTAAACAGCAGCCAGGCAGCAGCAAACAGCACATCACTTCAAGTGAGGTGGTAGCAATTGTCACAGATGAAGCCCTGTTCCCTGAATGGCTAATTGCCGTGAATGACCAAACATTCGAGGTGTGGGCGCTCGGCATGAGGAACACGAGCAAGGCCGGGAGCCGGCAGCAATTGGGGATCGCTGCAAGCGAATCGGTTATTGACCAGATTCGCAGCGTAGGGACGCTGCAAGAGGTAAAGGACATTTTACGAAAGGAGTACCAGGACAATGCCCAGGATTGAAATGTTTCAAGATCACGGGATCGAATTCGAGGTCGCGGATCTATCTATTGAAGGCTATCTGATTGTTGACGGCCGGCGCATCAATGCTTTCTTTCGCGGCAAGAAAACCGCTACTACAAAGATGGTAGCGGCGTATCGCAAAGCATCGCGACACGCTAATCGCCTGGAATGGGAGAAAGCCCTTTTCGCCCTGCAAGACGCCGGGATGAATCCGCGATTCGTGTAGAGCCAGATCAACCTCTCTGGCCAGAGCAAGGAAAAGCCGCCAAAGACCCAGGCGGCTTTTCTGATTCTGTTAGAAACTCTAATCTAATTCTAATCTTCAGCTATTGACATTCTTATAGTATGCGCGTATAATAAGAGTATAAGAAAGTCAGTCAGAAATCAAACAGGAGCCAGAGCCATGACCAGCAAAACCCAAACCCAAACCACCGCCTTCGCCTTCGTTGAAACCGGACCCGACCAGGTCTTCAAGGTCGAATTCGACACGACCACCGGCGAGGTCGTGAGCCAGTTCGGAGTAGACAGCTTCGGCGAAGAAACCGAAACCCCTGTCACCGTCAAGGCGGTTTGCCCCACCTGCGGCGGGACTCAGTTCTTCTCAGCCTTTGAGGGCGAGAAGGGCGAAGAAACCGAAGTTTGCCGCTGCCAAGCCTGCAAGAGCGAAGTCAAGGCCGCCGACGTTGACTTCGGCTTCGTTCCTGACTTTGACGGTCAGGCCGACTTCTAAACCTCATTCAGCCAAAGCCTAGCCCTGCAATAACCAGGGCTAGGCAGAAAGAAAGGATCAATCAAATGCCCATCAGCCTTTATACCTTCACCGCCAGCCCAATTGACGCGACTTCAGTCGCTATGGCCGCCGGCGCCACCGTCGTGAATATCGAGCCTTGCGAAACCTGCCAGGCCACCTATAAGGTGACCGCGACTTTTGAGAGCCTTCGGCCTCTCGGCCTGACCGCCCTGGCCGAAGCCGGCTTCGCGTTCAAGGACATGAACGCGAGTGAATAAGCCCAAAAAACAAGGCTGGCCGCATTGCCCTAAATGCGGCCAGCCTGCAATCATGCTTCGAGAGGTTTGGCGCGCTTATCCTGTAATAACCTGGGTCGCTGGCAGCTTATACGAAGATGGAATAAAACAGGAAGACGAAGGCGAGCCAGACCACGTCGTCGCCGTTTGCAAATGCCGGCATTCGTGGCGTTTGCGAGGTCGGTCGCAGATTGAAGAATCGTGGTTCGATAAAGGATAAAATCATGGATATCAAATACCTACCACTTATGAACGATCAACAGATATACGCCCTGAAGCCTGGGGATCGCATCAACCTCGGCGCAGATGGGGTCGCCATTGTCGGGAAGCGAGCGCGGCCGAATGCGTCAGAGCCACTTCGCTGGCCAGTATGGGTCAGGAAGAATCGCGAATTGCAAGTCTTGCCGGCCTATATGTTACGCCGGGCGAGCCTGGACCTCACGCCGGCTTTATACTGTAGCCTATGTTACAGAATGGCGCCGCTCGGCTATATTCGATACTACGAACGCGAAAAGCACGGCGGCGCGATATCGCTTGACCCGGTTTGCGATTATTGCGCCCTGTTACTCGAAGATCAATACGTCGCCTGGCTAAACGCGAATATAAAAGACAGATCGCAGCGAGAAGCCCTGTTAGCCGAATGGCGAAAGCGCCGGATGGGAGCGAACAAACTCTAATCTAATTCTAATCTAAACCTATTGCCTTTCTTATAGGATATCACTATAATATATATAAGAAAGGCAATCAGGAGCCAGAAGATGACAAGCACAAACCAAACCCCCAAATACCAGATCCCCGAAGTCGGGCAGTTCGACCAGATGAGCGAAGCCCGCGAAACCGTTCGCATGAGCCTGTTCAATCAGATAGTCGAAGCGACCGGCGAATTCACCGCCGAAGCCTGGACCGCCGCCAAAGCCGCAGCGCGAACAGCCCTGCAAGGTCGAAGCGACAGCATGAGCCAGATCGTTGCCATGACTTTCTAGGCCAATCAAGCCGAGCAAGCGACAAGCAGAATCAGCCTGGGGCGAACCAAACTGGCGAAGTTCGCCAAGCAGCAAAGGAAGGAATCAATGAGGAAGACCAACAGTCAGAGCAACACACCGCCGCGACGATATCAGCCGTGGCAGCGAGTCCGCTTGAAGAATAGCAGCGAAGCAAAGTGCTATATCCAGGGATTCGCTTATTATCACTATCAGAGCGGCGAATGGCGCTACATCATAGCAAACAAAACGACCGGGGTTACTCTCGACGTGGGGGAGAGCGAATTAGAGCCGTTCGAATAGCAGCGATCTGGAAGGGCCAGGTCTTTGGATCGTTAGGGCCAGGTCCAAAACTCTAATCTAATTCTAATCTTTCTGATGGCGAATCCGCTTGACATTATATAAGCATGTCGGTATAATAAGAGAGTAAGACAGTCAGTCAGAAATCAAACGAGGAGCCAGAGAGATGGAATACAGCAACTTCTACATTATCGATACAGCCACCGGCAAGCCAGTAGCTTGCGCCAACACCGCCGAAGAAGCCCAGGCTATCGCCGACCGCTATTTCACGATCGAAGCCTCGGTCGTGTCAATCGATACTATCTGCGAGAAGATGGTCGAAGACGTTGCTTTTGACCCAATCTGGTTCGCCTTCATCACTCGCCAAACCGCCTTCGGCGCCAGCGGGATGGTCAACGTCCAGAAAGAAGGAATCTAAAATGTCCCTGAATAATGTCAGTATTGAAGTTTATGAAACCGCCTTCGGCGTGATCGAAACCCTGAAGGCCAGCCGGAAGCCTGGCCGTTACTACGTCACAGCGAACGGCGGCAAGGTTGTCGGGATCGTCACACCGGCCGAATTGAAGCGGGCGATCGAAGCCGGTCACCAGCCGAAAGTGATCTTTCGGTTTACCCAGGCGAAAGATGGGACGATCAATTATTACAATTTCAAATTGTCGGTACTTCGCCTGATTATTGAAAACTCGGCCACGCTGCAAGGCAGCTACAAGGTGATGCAATTCGACGACGGGCGTATCACGATCGCACCTGCTAATGGTCATTATGTCGCCGGCAATCTGGTCTTTCGGTTTATCAAAACGCCGAGCATGACCTATTATCTGCCAACAGGTGCGGAAAGGTAGGGGCAATCCAAAGTAAGCCGGCGAATAACGCAGATCAACCACTCCCCCACCCCGGCAAGGTGTCTATGAGGTCAATATCAACCGGTAAAGCCCTGACACGCACGCAGTTCGAGCCTGGGGTGGGGGAGCGGTAGGGTCCAGGCAGATGGGGCCAGGTTCGGAGCCAGAAGCCCAGCTTGTCGCTGGCGATTCGGATTCTGTTAGAAACTCTAATCTAATTCTAATCTTTCTGCTATTGACATTCTTATAGTGTGGGCGTATAATATAGATAGTTAAGTCATTCGGAAACAGGAGATCAGAAATGCCCACAAACAGCCAGCCCTTTACAACCAGCTTCAGCGGAGACATCGACAGCTACTACCTGAATAAAGCCAATCGGGCGGCGCTCAATAATCTACCGGCCGGCCTGTCTCGTTACGTAACCAGTTACGCCTTCGACCTGAAGTCGACCTGGGACTGCCCCTTCATGAGCGACGACGACTTTGTCTCCATCGTTCTCTCTGATGCTGCGGTACTCTCTGACTTGACCGTCCAGATGAACAGCGACAGCCAGGCGACATGGGACCTGTTCTGCGACAAGCGCAAGAACCCTGACTTTTACGACTAAAATCATCCGCTGCAACAAGCCCGACCTTCTGAAGGTCGGGCTATTTTATTTTAGGCAGCAGCTGGAGCCAACGAAAACTCTAATCTAATTCTAATCTTTCTGCTATTGACATTCTATAAGGATGCCGATATAATATAGATAGTTAAGTCAGTCAGAAATCAACCTCGAAACCCAGGAGCCAACGAAATGACCAACACCGAAAAAACCTACGAAGAAGAATACGAAGAAATGACCGGCGAAGCCTACCGCCCGGAAGACGCCGAAATGGCCCAGATCAGAGAAGACGTCGCCGAGTTCGAAGAAGAATGCGAACAAGAATGCGAACACGAATTCGAATTCGAGTATGAAATGCCAGATGGCGAATACCAACGCTGCCGCTTTTGCGGCGAGGGACACGCCTTCTACTATCCATATTCACGTGAAGACTAGGAAGGAAGGATTAATAATGACGGATAAAGCCCATGTAACTGTTTGCGAACTGAACGCCGAAGCCAAAGCTGCTTACGAAGCGCGCGAAGCGGAAGAATCAAAGAAGCAAGCCGCCGCAGAAGCGGCTTGCCCAGGCCACGAATGGTATCCTGATGAAGGCCACGCCTTCTATTGTTGCCACTGTGGCGCCTACCGCGAAGCCGATGATGCTATGTCAGGGTTTGGGGCGCAAGAGCGCGCCGATCGGCTTCAGGCCGAGGTTGAAACCCTGAAGGCCGAATTAGCAGCAATGCGCGCCCAGGTTGAAAGCCTGAAGGTCGCCCTCGGCGAGAGCAACGATCAAGGCGCGGCGAATGCCCGTGAAGCCTACGCAGCCGGATTGAACCTCGAAGAAAGGATGGAATAAGATGGACCCAATGAACGATAACACGATCGAAGTCGAACAAGCTTACAAGATCGAAGGCGGCGAGATTCTCTTCTTCGACAGAAACGCTAGCATGTGGCGATCTCTCGCTACAATTAATCAGGCCATCCCGATCGAAGCAGCGCGCTGGCTAGTCCAGTATGCGAACCTGGGTATTGATATGTTAGAAGCGGAATCGGCGGTATAGCTGCAAGGCAGCAGCCAGCGAGAAAGAGAGGTCTGGATATCCAGACCTCTCTTTCGTTCTCTTCGTATGGGGCCAGGTCCAAAACTCTAATCTAATTCTAATCTTTCTGCTATTGACATTCTATAAGCATGTCGGTATAATATAGATAGTTAAGTCAGTCAGTCAAACCAATTTCTTCAGGAGCCAGAAATGAAAACCTCTTCCATCACCTTCAGCAACAAAGTCGACAACAGCCGCCAACAGTCCTTCATAGCGAAGGCCATGCGCTTCATCTCTGACGCCCAGGTCACCAGCGAAGGCAACGGGACATTCACGGTCGGCGGTCATTCGGTCTCGGTCGAAGGTAGCCATTCGACCTGCGATTGCGAGTTTCGGACCTTCAATCCTGAGAGCGAATGCTCTCATTCAATCGCCGCCCGGATCGCCAGCGGCCAGAACGTCATCTCGGTTTCGCCTTTCGCCGAAGTTCCTGAAGGCTTCCATCCCATGTTCCGGATGGCTTCAGGATCGGTCTTCGGGATCGTCTCAGATATCAGCATCGCCATCGACAATTCGTCTATCGCCGTGACCGACGAAGTTACCGCCAACATGAACGCATAATCAACCATAGGCCAGGGAGCGAAGGGGGCGCTCCCTGCAAGCCCTTGACAGATCAAGGGCAGCGAGCCTAAAATCAAGTCAGTCAGAACAGAACAGGAACAGAAGATGAATACAATCAAATGCCAATCATGCCAGGGTCAAGGGTTTGTCATGCAAGGCGAGGACTCGAATCCTTGTCTCGCTTGCAATTCGACGGGCGAGGTCCAGACGGGTCGCCAAACCGGTCCGACCGTGCCGGTCGTCGTTCGGTCGCCTGAAACGGCGGTCCACTTCAACGCCGGCGCGCATTACGAAGCGCGCCTGAATTTCAAGATCGCCGGGATCGCCAAGAATCGCCGGCGACAGAAAGTGAATTAGCCATGTCTCTAAAACATCGCAAGAACAAGAAGCCAGAAGTTTGCTACCGCTGCAATAAAGTCGTAACCGACTATGACGGGCCAGGAATCGACGACCCTTGTCTTTGCCCCTGGTGCCAGGGCTATCGGCTTATGAAGCACGGCGGCGCATGGGTCAACGTGAATCTATACGGGCCGGGCGAGGTTGTTTGCTACCTCGACGACGGATCTGAATTATTATATGAAGACGCGATCGCATTATCGTATAGCCGGGAAGAATACGAAGCCCTGGCCAGAGTAAGATAAAATTGCCCCTTGACATTCTATCAGAATGCCGATATAATCAGAACAGATCAAGTCATTCAAACAGGAGCCAGAAATGTATAAACCAGCAGTACCGTCTAAATCTAGTTTATTAGAAGACCTTGCGAAACACCTTCGCAAGCTCGGCCTCTCCGATCCGAATGTCGAAGAGGTTATGGAGCAAGCGACCAGCTTCTGGGGCAACGCGAGAATCGTCAAAGTCACCACCTGGACCTATGAACAAGTTTGCGAATACCTGGATGAGGATTAGCCATGAATAAACCTATCGCACGTCGCCGCCTTTCACGAAACGAACGCCGGGCTATCAAAGCCGAGGTCGAACGCGGCAAGGCGGCTTCAGCCCTTTATCACGCGGTGTATGCCCAAACCTACGCCGGTCAAGGAATCCTGCAAGCGCGATCGGATTCGAAGATCGCCGATAATCTTCGCCTTCTCGCAGAATACGGATTCATTGAAATCACTCGCGACGACGACCTCTATACGGTCGCCGTCCCAAAGAGCCTAATCGGGTTTCAAACAAAGTTTTGAGAAAAGGAGTCCATCAATGTATTCAGATCACTATTCCACCTTCAGCCCCAAGGGCCAGGCCAGCCCCGGCCGATTCGCCGTGACCGTTCTGCTTGTCATGCTTCTCGCCCTGATTTTGAGCGCGTGCGGCAGCAAGCCGGCAGCGGTCGAAGTCGAGGTCCAGACCTGCCATATCGGCGGCAGCCCCGGCAACAAGGTCAATACCTTCTATGAGGATGGCAGTTTCGCCGCCACGATCGAAGCCGGCGATTATACCTTCATCATCGGCGAGCCTCTTTCTGAGATCGCCTTCAAGGACAAGACCGGCGCGGGTTTGTTCGTTGAAACGATCCACATTGAAAAGAAGACCTGCACGGCGCCATAGCTAACAGCCCTCGCCGGGTAGGCGGTTAGACCCGGCAAAAGGAAGAATCAAATGCCATATACCACCTTATGTTTAGGACGTTCGGTCGAAGTCTCGAAGCCCTGGGGCGTGCCAGCCGAAGGGCCAGGTCACCTGAAGATCACGTTCGCCGAAGACTTTGACTTGACCGGTAAAATCAACCCAGGCCGATTGAAATTCAGCGCAGCCGGCCGGCGTCTTATTGTTGAATCTACGCCGCCAGCGACCGACCGGGGAACACTCGGAGTCCTCGTTTTGTTTTGCGACAAGTTGACCGAAGCCTGGCAAGGGTGTGGAGAAATCGCCTTCTATAACACCGAGGGCGACCATACCTGGGTAGCACTTGACCCACACTCGAATTCGATCGTTTACCAGGCAGCACAGATCTGGCGCGGCAAGCTTTACGTCGCGGCCATCCTGAAGGTGACAGCGCCGGTCTATATCCAAACGACCACACGGGTAGCATCGAAGAAATCATGGAGCATTCATACCATCTACCCGGATGGGCGGATTGAAACCGAGTCTCTCGAATCGTTTTGCGCAAAGTTGCCAAAGAAGCGCAGCACGATCTAATCTATCACGGGGAACACACCATAGGCGAGAGACGCGCGTCTCTCGCCTTCACTTTTCTAAAATCGTAGGCTATCAGAATGATACTCGTAGGGCTACCCAAAGGCGTTCGCGGCGTGTTCGTGTGTATCGGATCGCAGCGAGTGCCTTCTATCTAAAAGGGTATGCAATAGGGAGCAAGGGATGGACCTGGAGAGGTGAGAAAAGTGTGAGGTAAAAGAGAGGGAATCGCGAGAGAAAGCGCGGATAAGGAAGCGAAAAGCGCCGTTTGGAGCGAACGGCGCTTTTGCAAGGGAGAAAGGGAAGGGCAGCAGATTGAAGAAGGCGGTGGAAGGGGAAGGTTACGCTTATCTTCCTTTACCGTGTAGCCATCGTGGGGAGGTTAGGGCCACAAGGCTAGGACATTTATCGGTAACGCGTCCAAATCGTTTTGAGGTGAATCGCATGTCAATTAGGTCTGAGGAGTAGGCAGCCCTGGATTGATAAAATGATTATATAGCAAGGGAGTGATAAAAGTCAAGAGGGAATTTCATTATCGTATTGAAGTATACGGGAGCCTATCCATTCGGCGATAGCGGTCGGCACGGCGTTAGCGAGTTGTTGACGGCGGTGGGATATAGGGGAAGGCGAGGTCCAGTCGGTAGGGAGTCCCTGAAGGCGTTCCAGTTCGTTGATTGATAAATCGCGAACGAGATAAGAAGAGAGGTCTTCGCAGTTCTCTACAATGACCACCTGATTAGGCGATCCAACCGTCAACGATTTATCTGTTTCTGTGATGTAGAGACCGCCATTCGGTCTATCTTTGCGTTTGCTTTTCCCTGAGTCATTCCGTTGGATCGTGTAGGCGGCTATCGCGAAAGGGTCAGGGTGAGCGCATCTACCAAAGGTGAAGGGATCGTCTTGCCGGTCTTCTTCGCCCGGAGCATAATCGTAGAGCATACCTGTTTGGTCAAATAGCACTTTGACGGCGGCGTCTCGTCCAAGAGAGCAAACAAGGAACAGCCGTTTGCGCCTTTGGGGAAGGCCGAAGTCGGTAGCAGAAAGCACGCGCCACGCCGTGCAATACCCGAGGTCGTCCAGCGAAGCGAGGACGGTTCCGAAGTCGCGCCCGGCATTGGACGATAGAAGTCCAGGAACGTTTTCAAGGAGTAGCCAGTCAGGGCGGCAAGCCTTGATAATTCTGTGAAGTTGCCAGTAGAGTCCGGACCTGGCGCCGGCGAGACCGGCGCGGCTACCGGCGACGGAGAGGTCTTGACAGGGGAATCCGGCAGCGATAAGCCTGGTTGAAGGGAGTTGATCTTCTTTGACATTCGTTATGTCTCCATGATTGAAGGTAGAAGGGAAGCGAGCCTGAAGCACGCGGCAAGCCTCGGTATTGATCTCGCATTGATAAGAAAGGTGCATACCGGCGCGCATCAATCCGAGGTCAAGCGCGCCAATCCCTGAAAAGAACGAGCCGAAGTCGAAAGTCTTTGGCACAGCCGGCCCAATCATTTTACCCCCACCTGCCTGATAAGGCGCTTGATATGTCGGAGTTTCGCAGCGTCCGAGCGGTTAGATTGAAGCACGAAAGCAAAGTTATCAAGTAAGTGAATCAGGGTGGTGAGATTCTTCAAGTTTCTGCCATGCTCCACCTGCAAGAATTTGTATTGCATTTCATAGAAAGCGATTCTTTCAGAGGGATCGTTTTCTTCTTCCTCTCTCGCAGCTTCTGGAAGTATCGCCTTGATCGTGGCGTTCGTCTCATCAATCAGGGCGGTTATAACGGATCGCCCTCCTTCGGAGAGAATAGACTCGAATGCGCCGTCGAGCGATTGAAGCCGTTCCAGGGCGGCAGCGAAGCCTAGTCGGTATTGTACCTCGTCGCGTTTTGTTGTTTCAGCCATGTAGAATTTCCTTTCTATGCGTTCTGGTGTTTCTTCGAATGATAAGCGAGAACGGATCGCATGGCGTGTATCTGGCGGTCCATCCGGTCGAAGAATTCTTCGTTGGTTTCGAAGGTGTCTTTCGTGATAAAGGGATACCGGGAAGGATCGCATTCAATCGCGTCAATCAAGGAGCGGCGGGCGACCATGTAGCTATAATGTTTCGCAGCAGCAGATATAGGGTGGTAGGGCATTAGTTGTTTCCTTTCGGATAAATCTTCGAATAATCAGGAACATAACCGACCGTAGCGGTCGATAATCCTGCCATGCCGCTTCCTTGCGCAAACAAGCGCACGCCGGCCGGCAGCAGTTCTAGGCGTTCTTCGTAACCGCGTTTCGCCAGGGTTGAAGCCTTGCGAGGGCGGTATGGAAGGAAGTCGCCGGTAAAGTCGCCGCGTTCGTCACAGAGCGCCCAACGAAGCCCGAATCGAGTAAACACAGCACGAGCATTCGCCTTGCGCCCTTCAAGGGTATAGAGAACGGGGAATTCGACAAGCCCGTCGGAGTTGTCGAGTTTTGCTAATAGTTCATAGACACGAGCGGTTAGGTCGGTACAAACATATGACAGGAACATACTATCAAGGTCCTGTTCGACCATCCGATCTGCATTATCGGCGAGTTTCTTTTTTGCAAGTGCGGTATAGTCGGTTCCTGGGACGTATCGATAAAAGCCGTTACTCATTATTTATGATCCTCTTGTTTTCGGCGTGCTAGTTCTGCCTCTAATTCATCAATGGAAGGGTTGACGCGAAACCTATAATCTAACAGTTGATCGAAGTCAGCGGACACCTGCGCTTCTGCCATATCGCCTAAAATTTCGAGACGTAAAGGCGTTTCGTATTTTACGATCGCATCAATTACGCTGGCCTTTTCAGAAAGGCTAATAAACCCTTTCCGCTTTAGCATAGCGAGCGTGTTTTCGATATGGCGCGTTGACATGTCGCTTATGGCTATATCTGTTCCGTCGCGCATTCTCCAAAGTCCGTTCATTTCGCCTGTCTCCTGTGTTTCGGTTTGTTGTAGGGATCGCCCTCGTTTTGTTATAGTCCCTTGCAAGTCATTCGGTAGGTAAACCCATCACGAGTCTTTTAGCAAGAAGGACGCTTCCTTCGAGAACGATCCCTGCAACCTGCTTTTATTATAGGCCATCCTGATAGAATGTCAAGGGATAGAAGATTAGAGTTTCGTTAGCGAATTGGCGAAGTTCGCCACTTTTGCGCATCTCTGGCCAGAGTAACCTAAAGCCGCCTGGTATGGGGGCCAGGCGGCTTGACGTGAATCGAAGGCAGCAGAACGGCAAGCGAATCAGGGAACAGCGGGATTTTTGATCTTCTCCGAGAGATAGGCAATTATCAGGGCGACGACGATCGTAGTAGCGCCGGCAAGCAGCCACTTCAGAATCTTGATGGTGAATTTCGATTCATCAAGGTCGTTATCAAATCGAGCCACCTTCTCGCCTAAACCGTTGATATCGCGTTCGAGTCTTTCAACGCGTTCGCGCAAGACCGCCAATTCGGCCGTAGTGATGTTTTCAATGTTACGCAGCCTTACTTCTATTTCAGCAAGAGTGCGCTTTAGGTCCTCGAATAGAGCGGTTATCATGCTTCTTAATTCGCCTATCTGATTCGGTTCGGTAGTCATGGCGTCCTTCTCGGTTCGCTTCCGGGGTTTGGTCTTCGAGCCACTTTGAGCATCGCTTCTCGCGCTTGCGAGGGTAGCCATTTCTTATTTCGGCGGGGCGAGGGCAGCGGCCTTCTTCGCAGCGATTTCTTCAGGGGATAGATACTGATTCAGATATTCCCATACCGCCGCTTCGACCGCGCCTTCAATCGCAGCCACGTTGATACCAGATAAGCCCTGGGCGGCGAGTAGGTCTTGAATGTATTTGACAGCGAAAGCCTTCTTATCATCGATATAGCCGGCGAGGTTCGCTTGCTCGGCGGCCTTCACCGCGATACCGGCCGCAGCTTCAAGAACAGCGGCGATATCAGGGCGATCGCTTTTCAAGTTGCGCCAGGCGGCGACCGCCTTTGGGGTGAGCCAGCCGACGAGGGCGACCATCAGCAGCGGGAGCGCAGCTTCAAGGAAGATCGAGATAAATTGTACAATCGGTTCTGGGATTTCGTTCATTGTCTTTTCTCTCCTTTCAAGAGTAGATCAAATATAGAGATACCGGGTGTTCTGCCAAAGGTTCCATATCTGCGAATCAGAGAGGTAGCCAGCGGCAAAAAACCAATTAGAAAACTTCCCGTTGAAGTACCCGGTTCGATTCGACCGCGCCAATTCAAATGGTTCGGTCGAATTGAACAAGCTAGCGGGAATGCTTGTCGTATTTATTTCATAATATTCGTTAGTTGTAGAGTTGTTCCAGATCTTCAGTTCCCTTGACGGGCTGTATCGCGCAACGATAAACCGCCAATACCTTGCGATCATGCCACTTGTAGCCGCCGCGATAGTTACCGATATATCAGCCGCGCCGGTATTTGAAACAGAGAAACGAATGCTACCGCCGGCATCTGATTGATAAAGCCTGTAAGCCCTTTGATTAGTCGTCGAATAGTACTTGCTAGCAATGCCCTGGCCAGACACGAGCGAATCGAAGTAGAGCCAACCGCCGAGGGTCAAGCCTGGGTTTAGCATATAGGCCTCGGTTCCTATTACGTCAAAGTGTTCATTGTCCGGATAGGCGGCGTATTGACTCGAAGCGCGCAAGAACGAAGCGTATGGAGCAAGGCGGTCATAACCTAAAGAGCAAGACGGACTCACCGTAAGGTCAAGCCGTCCGGCAACATCGCGCAGCAGAATCGCCCCCGCGTTCAGCCCATTCGCACTCATAGGCCAGTAAGCACGGATAAAGGGAAGTTGAAGGAATAGACTCGCGACGTTGCCGGCTGTATAGGAAGGCGAGGACAACCGGGGGAAGTAAGATTCCATCCCCTTTATCATGGCATCGTTTGGCGTTGGCATAGGCTAGTAGCCTCCCATAGAGAGTTTCGCAAGCGCGATAGAGAGCCTTTCAGATTTAGCGCCAGAAAGACTAATTGTATAAGGAGCGGTATAGCGGACCGTCTCAATAAAGATGACACGAGGATCATTTATTGTAGCGACAGAAGTAGCGGGGGGTTCTGAAGCGAGCGCATAATCACCTACAAATATATAGCAACCTGGCTTTATATCCCAGGGGCGAATCGCCCTGCCACCGGTCGCGATAAGACGCTGCCCTTGATCCGATAGATAGTAATAATATTTGATCACCTTGTCCGGGGTTTCAAAGACGAATTTTAGATCGCCGTATATCCCGTAGTTACGCCGGTCATCCGTTGTATCATTGCCGAAGGTCATGAGTTCTTCAATCTGGTCGAAGGCAAACCGGTTCATTTCAGTTGAGGTAGGGACGGCAAGAGCGTTTGAATCAAGAAAGGCGAGCGAAGTGCTTATAATCCCGTTAGGATCGCCCGATATTATAGAGAGCAGTTTTTGAGAGAGCGTAGTCACACCCGGCGAGCCGTTATTATAGATATACCATTTCAGGACGTTGATATAACCTAATACGTTTAGCGTTACGGGGATTCTCGTTTGTCCGTCACCGGGCGATATAGAGGTGTCAGGGGCGGACCGTTTAGGGAGAGCCATTTCAGATAGAGCCACCGCACGAACGCGCTCGGCCTGTACCTGCGTGACTTGACCGGCAGAGAGTGTCTTTTCTATGATGCCATAGCGCGCTTGACTAGCAAGGTCTTCAGCGATAGGGGTGACAGTTTCGGCGCCAGTGGCAGCGGGGTAGACGTTGTAGTCAATCGGCGTGTAAGCGACAGAGATTCGATTCCCGATATCCATCAAGGGACCGATAGTCACCTGCACGCCGCCTACTTGTCCAGACACCGTGTCAATGAAGCCGCGAAAGACAATCTGCCCGGCGCTATTCTTGATTACGGCGTCTCTACCGAGTCCGTTATTCAGCCAGTCAGTAAAGGTCAGTTGATCGACAGTCAAGTCAATGCGAGCAGAGAGGTAGCCGCCGTGTGCGCTTATTTCGTGTTCATAGCCTACGATTCCGTTTGACACGTTGTCATAGGTGCGGCTAAAATCTCTCGCAAAGAGCGAAGGATTTATCTCAATAGACAGACCTGTCTGTTCTGTGACGGTCATTATTGATTGCCCCTCATTGAGAAGTAGCGCGCCCAGCGGGTAGCGGTCACGCCGACAAGTTCTGTCCAGGGCGCGAGATAGCAGCTAACAGCGTCATTCCGAAACAGGAAGTAGATTCTCTCACCGCCGACGTCGGGCGCCACGACGGGAAGGCCGGCGGTTATCTGCCGCCATTTAGCGATAAACTTGCCAGCGTCTACACTTGTACCGCCATACATAACCGAGGCATAGAGCGGCGATTTCGGCACGCGCATCGGATTGATCCAAAGTTCGGTTTCAAGGTCTTTCGCGGGATAGCTATTCCGCAGCGAGGTGATAGGATTATTCGTTTGGTAAAATTCGCCGTGATATTCATCTGCGGGGATAAGAATCACGTCAAGCCAGCGAGCAGTAAAGGCAGAGGAAGACTCGACTTCTAGTCGTAGTTGGAAGCCAACGCGGTCAGGATCGTAGGTCAGCTGGAGTAAGCCCATGTCAACGACAGCGGGTATATATTGAGCGACAACGTTTTGCCGGGGCAGATTTAGCCAGCCAGTTTGGTCTATCTGAATACTTGCCCCCGCGCCCTCCGCAACCTCGTATAAACCGAGCCGCGCGTTAATATAGTTCGGGGTTGCAAGGTTATGCCAATAGCGAAGGAATACTCGGTATTTACCTGCCCATTGAGCGGCCGGGCTAGCGCCGCCGTAGGTGTAGCCGGTCGAGACAAAGAGATCGTTAAATGTCCAGACAACCGGCGTTATCGTTCCTGCTCCGACCGGGGAAGAAGTCACGTTGTAACCTGCCGGGGCCAGGGTGTCAGCTGTCACGGTTCCTGAAGCGCCACCTGGTACGGTCAAGGTGCAATTCAAGGGAAGCGAGGTATTAGAGCAGTTGAGACAAGAGACAAAGAGAGGACCACGCGCAACGGAGCGAGTCCCAAAGACAACGTTCTCGATTCCGTATAGGCCGCTAGAATCAGAGCCGAGGTAGCGAAGTTTCTGTGCTAGGATCGCACCGATATCGCCGGGGATATCAGCGTCGTTCACTTCAAGCCAGTTCCAACAGGTTATGTACGGAGCGGTTTCAATGATCGCCGGGAGCGCACCGGTCACAGCAGTCGCGTTGAATCTAACCCACCATCCTGTAACGCCATTGATAGTTGTTTGAGCGGTTCCGGTATTATAGTAAGGGGCGAGGGAGACAGAGCGTTCGCCTGTGAGGGATAAATTCGAGGTGAGGTCAAGCGTATTAAAAGCGGGGACCCAGCCGGCGCCAGACCATAAAGCCCACGCACCTATATTGACGTTCGCACCTTGCAATATACTGAATACGAGATTCAGGAATTGAGCAGCGTTTGGCACGGCGGTCGCGTCAATACCGAAGTAGACTTGATCGCCCGCGCCAATGGCGGCGGGAAGTAAGGTGTAGGGGGGAGCGACAGCGAGTAGGTTACCGCTATAGGTTCCGGCAGAAGCGTCATAATTGAAGATATGGGTCAGCCCTAACCGAGCGAAGTAGTTAGCTACCGGAGCATAACCACCTGCAACGTCACAAACAGGAGCAGCCGTTCCCGGCGCTGCATCAAGTTCGTCGTATTCATAAACGACAACCAGCGAAGGCGAATAGGCTGCGTTCGTATGACCCAGGGGGGAGCGATAAGAGCCGACCGTGCTAGCGTTATCATCAAAGATGAAGTCAATATTATTGCCAGATATCCAGCCGGGCCGATCGACAATAGCTTGCACCATCGCCGTCAAGTCCGGGGTATTATAGGGATTATTGATAGTCCAAGCCGGCAAATTATTCCACGCAACGGTATTAGCGATAGTTGTCCGAGCAGCGAGGTTCGCTGCGGTCGTGAACGCGACCGGGTTGTCTGCGTTTTCTGCTTTGATAGTGATGTTCACAGTTACGGTCGCAAGAGTAAGGCGCGACCAGAATTGAATAAAAGCGGATAGGATTCGAGCGCCTTTCGGCACGTCTAGCGCAAACATCACGCCAGATCGCTTGATGGCGCCGTTGTTACCGAGATAAAGCGTATTCGCCGCATAAGTGGCAGCGGGGATAGTACAGCTAGCAGAATGAGTAAAGGCAAGCCCGAAAGGTTTCCTCGCGACCTGAAATCCACGCCCGTTTGAATTTAGCGGCAGACAAGTCGAATCACCTGTCCCCGTATCCATCCAGGGGCTATGCTCTATCGTGACCTCGAATTCATCAATAGCCGAAGGTTCCCCAGCAAAAGGCGGGGCGTAGGGGTTATCATCTGAAGGCGCGTTGATCGCATAGACTAGAGCATAGCGAGTATTAGTTTCGCACGAGCCGACGGCGACAAGCCATACTGGTTCGACCTGCGATTCGGATTGCCAATACTCTCGCGCCTTCTCTCCTATATTCCGGAGCGCCCTAGTCAGAGAGATTACGATATCCTGATTCTGGCCAGAGAGGGCAAGGCTAAAGGAATCGGATACGTTGGCGAATTTCGCCAAAACAGGTCGCCGCCCTTCATTCAGGGGGCTATCAACCCATTCGCCGTCATTCTTGTAAGACGCCGCTGCCGGCTTCCATTCATTGACATTGAAGCCGGCGGTCGTGCTTACTAGATGAACGATATCAGTACCATCGGTTATGAAGAAAGTCCCGCTCATACAGACAGCGCCCTCCTAGTAGCGCGCAAGACAGATTGCTCAAAGGTACGAAGGTCAGTAGCGTTATTTATAGTTACGGTTCCGATAGACACGGTCACAACATGAGATGCAGCGCTAGTAATCGGATTCACGGCTTTATTATCGCGCACACGGGCGGCGATATCAACGGCGCCACGATTGCCGGTCAAGGGATAGATGTAGCCATCCTCTTTGGGGACGAATAATTCAGGGCGTTTCTCTCCTACGATATAGGATTCGCCGGCTTCAACCGGGCCCCCCCTTTCGCGTGGCGTGATTTGACCTGTACTAGGGTTGACACTGACATCGCCAATCAGCCAATCTCCGAGCCAATCAGGAAGATCAACGCCGAATAGGTCCTCGATCGCTATGATGATACCGTCTACCGTGTCTTCGACAATAGTTTGAAGGCCAGCCCAGGCCGTGTCCCATGTATCGGATATCCACGTCGTGAAGTTCGTAAAGCCTGTCTCTATGTCAGTCTTGAAGTTCTCCCAGGCGGTTTTGACAAGGCCGATTCCGTTATTGAAGGCAGTTTCTATGTCGGTCCAAAGATTCGTCGCGGTCGAGGTCGTATCGGTCTTCAAGTTTTCCCAGGCAGTTTTGACATCGGTTACGAGGCCATCTATAAAGCCCTTAACATTCGTGATCGCCGTAGTGAAGGCGGATTCAATATCAGCCCATGTATCAGTTACGATTCCTTTCACGGTTTCGAAAGCCGTAGTGAAGGCGGTTTCTATATCAGACCAAACATCTGACACCGTATCTGACACAGTTTGAAACACAGTTTCGAAGGTAGTTTTGATAATATCCCATACTTCTGTCACCTTGTCGGATACGGCCTGAAACACGGTCTCAAAGGTAGTTTTGATAATGCCCCATACTTCTGTCACCTTATCAGATACAGCTTGAAACACAGTTTCGAACGTAGTTTTGATAATGCCCCATACTTCTGTCACTTTGTCAGATACGGCTTGAAAAGCGAGAGAAAAGACTTCCTTTATCTTTTCCCATATGGGCGTGATGAATTCGACAATCGCATTAAACGCATCCGTAAACGTTGTTTTGATAAATTCCCAGATAGTAGTTACCACACCTGCAACAGCATTGAACGCGGTTTCGAATAGGAGTTTGATACCGTCCCATATACTTGTAACGATCCCGACCAGGAACCCCCAGGCAACGGTAAAAGCCTCGGATATATCGCTCCATAAGTCAGTCACGAATCCGACTAGAGCGGTTACCGCCTTATTGAAGATCGAAACAGCGCCATCCCATATTTTAGTAGCCGTTTCTACTATCCAGGCAGCAGCACCGGCGACAAGTTCTTTTGCTCCATTCCATAGGTTTGTAGCGGTTTCCCCTATCCAGGCAACAGCGGCAGCGAGCCGCTCTTTCGCCGGTTCAATGAAAGCGGCAGCTACTTCGCCAATGACGTAAAAGACCTCTTTCACCTTGTCTACAAGGGGCTGGAAGAATTCTTTTATTGAAGTGATCGTATCGCTTATAAACGTTTTGATTTCTTCGAATTTATCTGTCACGTTCGTTTTGATTTCTTCGAATTTGTCAGTCACGCCGTCTTTTACGTCGGTAAAGATTCCGCTAAAGAATTCGACAACCGGGCTAAAGGTGTCTTCAAACCATTGCCCGATAGCAGAGACGGCGCCAGTGATTCCGTCCCATATCTTTTGCCCTATGTCGGTAAACCACGCTCCAACGTCAGCGAAAGCATCTGTGATCGCGGTCCAGATATCTTCGCCGGCCTGCGCAAACCATGCTCCAACGTCTTCAAAGAAACCGCCAATCGATTCGCCGATTCCGACAAACCACTCGCCTACGTCTTTTATCGCTTGCGCTCCCCAGGCCACGATAGCATTAGCCATCGGTTGAAACAGGGCGATCAAAGAAACGATAAAATCATTGACCCCATCGACAATACCCTGGAAGACGTTTGTAGCGGCAGAGACAATTTCGTCCCAGATACCGGCGAAGATCGTTTTCAGTTCTTCAGCAGATTCCGCCATGCCCTCTTTATCGCCGCTAAACAAGGCAGCGATCCAATCAAAGATTTCGCCAAGCGCTTCAAATTCGAGAGTCACGAGATCAACGATATCGCCAATTGCCTTCGTGATTCCTTCAATCATTGGACCTACAAGCGGGGCAAAGAAGTTTGCAATATAACCGACTAGGGCGGTCACGGCTTCGCCAATACCAATGAAGATTCCTTGAGCAAAGCTTCCGATTGCATCATTGATTGTTCGGATTGACTCGCCGTGTTCGGTCCACCATCCGGTTAGCGTGTCTCCGATCGCAAGTAGCTTGTCGCCAAACACACCTCTTATCGTATCCCATACACCGATAAGAGCCTGGCCGAGCGGGCTATTCGCGATCGATTGTCCGAGATTCATCAAGGCGGTCTTGACTTCAAGCCGAGCGCTATTCAGGGCTACCCATATCCGAGCCTTCAATTCAGCCCATAAATCGGTCATAGCTTGACCGATCCTTGATTTTATGTCAAGCATCCCTTCATCAAACATGGAGCCGATTTCGGGAAGGCCACCGCCGCCAAACATTTCAACCGGCATTTCTTCGAGTTCTGCTCCACCGCCGCCAGCGCGACCGCCACCGGTTTTCGGTTCCTTTGTCGTGCCGCCGCCAGCCTTGTCGGTTTCCTTTTGCGCCTTTGCGAGTTCTAGCAGTTGGTCTACTAGTTTCTTCTGAAGGTCCAGTTGCTCCCTTACGATTTCAAGTTGTTCTTTGCGCGCATCGACGTCCGCTTCGGCCTGTGTAGCAGCGACCTTCGCCGCGTCACGTTCTTTGATTGAAGCATTGATCTGTTTCATCTTTTGAGCGAGAGCCTCTTTCGAAGCCCCAGCGCGCAGCATGTCATTATATTCCTGCACTTGTTGATTGACGCGCATCCCGGAGTCTTCTTCTCGTTTGCGCGCTTCTTCGAGCCGCTTTTCAGCATCGGTTACGGCGGTTTCTGCATCTGCAAGCGCCATCTGCTTTTCGGCGAGCAAGACGAGTTCTTCGCCGTATTCGCCGGCAGCGTCACGAAGCAGATCGTAAAATTCAGCACCGACTTCGCCTTCAGATAGTTGGGCGATAAGCCCCTTCATCGTATCAGCCCAGATATCAGTAGCTTTTGCCGTATCATCAACGAGCAAGCCGATCGCATCTTTCAGGGGGGATTTTATATTGCCGAGGACATCAAAGTCAGCGGCAGTAAAGCCATGCAAGAATTCTGACATCGCTTCCGTTCCCCATTCATCGATATCAGGGGCTACTCGCGGGGGCGAGCCTGGGGCAAACCAGTAAGACAGCAGCTTGCTAACATAGTTGATCGCAGCCGTCAGGATAGAAGACCCGGCTTCAATAATACCGGTAGCAAATTCAGCAACGAGATTGAAGCCCCATACGAAAGCATTTGACACGGCATCGGAGAAAGCATTAGCCATGCCGGCGATCAAGCCAATTCCGGTTTCGGTCGCTGGACCTAGCGCGCCTGTAATCGTTTCAGCTACAAAGGTCACAGCGGCGGCGAGTTCAAGAAGAATTGGCCTGAGCGCGCCACCTTCAGAGAAAGCCTTATTCAAGGTCTTCAGGAATTCACGGACAGCCATCGTGATTACGAGCCATGCTTGAAGGAACGGTTCACCGATAGTCAGCTGGAGGTCAGCTACATCACGGGCGGCCGAGCGCCACTGTTTTGAAGGGGATTCCATAGCCATTGCATAAGCGCCTTGAATACGGCCGCCTTCTGTAAGTGTGGCATTCAAGACCGCCTGAATCTTCTCTTGCTCTGTTAGTTCCATTGACGTCTTGTTCACGGATTCGGCGTATGCTTCATAGCTACCACGAACATCGACATTCAAGCCCTGTGTTCGAAGCACGCGCTTATTGTAGGTCAAGACACCATAGAGAAGTTGGTCTAGTGTTTCTGAAGAATTGCGGCCAGATAGGACGGCGGCGTCCTGAGCAACGGTCGCTAGTTGGGTAGCTTGCGCAAGGTCAAGATTATAGCGGGAGAATTGCGAAACGAGTTGAGCCGCGACATCAGCCGTGATACCCTGGTCACGAATGCCCTGGATAGTCGCTTCAACCTGTTCTTGGGTGTAGCCCTGTCTCTGGCCTAGCATTTGAGAAACGAGGGTCAATTCTTGCACGCGGCCGGCGTAGGCAGTTGCATCGACAATCGCGTCTTTCATCTGCGAAGCGACCACGGCGATCCCTACGCCGAGGGCAGCAACACCGGCGACCGCCACGCCGGCCGCGATACCAACGGCACTAATGCCGGCGCTCAGGCCGGCAGCAGCACCGCCGAGGTTACCACCGAATAGGCTACCGACCATACTCGCAAGATTTGAGATCGTTCCTGTACCGGTTTCTTCGCCCTTCTTGCGAGCGTCAGTCAGCCCCTTGTTAAATTCGTCAAGACCCTTCTTGAAGTTCTTATTATCCCATAGCGCTTCAATCTTTACGGATTTAGACAAGGGGCCTCCTTTCGGCTTTACTCTCGATTATCGTATTCGATTCGTTCCATAAGTGAATGGGTGTGAAGGTATGCGACCATATAGATTATGTCTTCTTCAGGCGCGCAGATTCCTAGTTCACTCGGACGAATCTTCCATTCATAGGCAGCATACAGCGCAGAAAAGATAGAGGTATGAGACCACTTCCCTTCTGGCAGTTTCTTTTCATAGATTTCAATCGGTATCGGTTTCGCTTGCCGGGGCGGTTTGAACATTACGCCGAAAGGATTTCGAAGCGGCCTCGAGCGCTTCTTCAGAAAGCACGCCGGCGGCACTTAGCCTCATAATCTGTTCGACGATCTTCATCTGTTCTTCATGGGTAGGCAGCAGAACGGTCGTGATGTAATGGACGCGCTTTTCTTCCGGGTCATCCGGGATAGAGATTTTGAAACGCCGTTGCCGGGTTTCCCAGCCGGGTTCGAAGTCAAATTCAATCGCGTCAAGCAAGAACAGGGTTTGGAGTTTTCGAATCTCTTCGACCATCTTCGTCCGTGCCTTGATATACGATTCCCAGGCAGCATGATTCGCAGCGGATTGATCTGGGTTATCTGCAACGTCAAGCGTAGTAGCATCGTGCTGCATAACGGTTTTCGCGCCGCCAGCGACTTCGACCTCATAGGTCGGGGGGTCAATAGGTTCACCACGATTCCGATAGTCAAATTCAACACCGGTTTCAATCATGGAATGAGCCAGAAGGCTAATCGGCCGGATCGTGATCTTCGCGCCGCTTGAAGTGATGTATTCTTTCATAAGGTTCTCGCTCCTTTTGTTATTGCACCGGCCAGGCGGCGAGTTGTTCTAGGTGAGCGAGGAGCCTATACCAACCCACCGCCAGACCGGGGCATTAGGGGCCAGGTGTTTGGACCTAGCCTGATATTTCGACAATCGTCGCGGTGCCGGTCGTGACCTCACCAACAGCGAAAGCGCGGTTCAATTCGCACATGCGAATCGCATTCAAGCCTGTGTTTGTCGGGGTGGTGATTTCTCGCCACGAATAGCCGCCATCAATCGTTTCAAGGATCGTTGAAACAGGGGCGGCGGTCGAAGCAATAATCATGCCAACCGGGCCGATAAAGTCCATATCGGTTACGGTCTTCGTCGCGTTGTTCGGGAAGTTGCGCTCTTCCCAGGTCACGCCACCATCGAACGTGATATATAGGCTATCGCCGGCTACCGAAGTACCGACAATGACACGGTTCGCAGTTTGGGCGAAGATCGCATTGATATTGCCGCCAGCGCCGGTAGCAGCAGCGGTAGACCAGTTCGCACCGCCATCACTTGTATAGATGATCGTGTCAGCATCGCAGCCAGCGTAACCGACATATTCATCAACGAAGTGAATGGCATTGATATCATTGCCACCTGAAGCGGTTACGGCGCTTGATTGGAGCGTCCAGGTCTCGCCTGCATCGGATGAAAAGTAGATATTGCCGATATCGGTTCCGAGCCAGATATGCTCTCGGTCGATAGCGAACAAGCATTTCGGACCCGTGCCGGCTTCAGCGTTCGTAGCGCCAACAGCGACGGTCGTCCAGGATACGCCCTGGTTGTCGGTATAGGCGATTGCAAGCGGGGTTCCGGCGATCGTATCACGAACGGCGATAATGCGATCAACGCCGGCGGCCTGTTCAACGCATACGACCGACATGATATTATTAGCCGCCGGGAATGGGTCAGCAGCGGCCGCCGCCCAGGTATTGCCGAAGTCGCCTGACTTTTCGAGATCGGCAGTCACGGCGGGAGCGCCATCAGCACCGGCGACCCAGTTTTCGCAAGCATCAACCTGTTCGCCACAGTCAGTACCGCATTTCGGAGAGCCGCATGGGGCGAGCGTATTCAAGGCACGGGTTTGGGTTGAAGTTTTGCGAGAAGCCGAAAGGGTTCGCACGTCAAACCGGGGTGGAGCCGCGCTAAATTCGACCTCATAGGTGACATCGTTGTCGTCGGTCTGGTGAGCAACGTTCGACAGGGTTGAATTCAGTTTATCAGCGTCTAGGACAACAGCGGCACGGTTCCAATTCTGAAACACGCCCTTCATGCCACATGTTTGGAGCGTGGCATAAATCGTGACCTGACAGTCATTCGCCATCCGTTCAAGGACGGACGCGGCGCTCCCAACGATCTCCGAGATGGTGAACGAGATAGCGTCCGGGGGGGAGGTGCGGCGGCTAATCTTACGAAAGCCGCCCCAGCGATTCCGACAATAGCCATATTCAACGCCCTGCCTGGGGTTCGGGATTGAATCGAGGGAGATACATTCTCCGAGGTAAACAGGCTGCTTGCCGGGTTCGGATTGAATATAGACGCTGGCGTCATTCTGCGTCAGTTTACGGGAAGTTCGGGCCATTTATAAATCTCCTTTCGCAAGATTTAGAATCTCTCCAATCGTTCTAGAGAGGGTTTCAGTAAGCGCACGAATAACGCCGGATGGGTTATTCAGAACGTCTTCTTTCGTCCAAAAGCCGGCAGCGTGAAGGATTTCGGCGATCTCCTGACGAGACACGGCGATTCCGGTCAATCGATTGAAGTCGAGACCATAAGCGATTCCGAAGTTAAGTTCTTCTATGAGGATCGTATTATCATCGGTTATCTTATCGGTCGGGACATAACAGCGGTTGACAACGCCAACCCCATCGGTATATTCGACAAGGGTAGCAGCGTCACGCGTCATGATTCGATTCACGGCGGCGTAGCCTTCAGGCAGCGAGGGTTCAAGGTCTTTCGTTTTCTTTGTCATTTAGAGCAAGCCTCCTTTCTTTAGCGCTTGTTCTATCGCCTTTTCCATTCGGCGGTAGAAGCCCTTTTCAGCATTTCGAATTACAACGTCGGTAAAGTTGCGAGGTTTCGTGCCAGGGTGGTGAACGACCTTTGGGGTCACGGTCGGACCGGTTTGCTTTGAAGCACGAGAATTCAGGGAGCCGGGAGAGGTTTTCGCCTTGTAGCTTCCGGGTCCCGCCCAATTGAAAGCGAGCCGTTTTCCTTTGGTCGCCTTGATTGTATGCGGTCGCGTTCCTTGATCAACGTAGCCGTAGATAGGATCGTCGGTTCCTACTAGCAGTTCTGGACCCGAGGACGTGACCGCCTTTACCGAATCGAATTTCGGTTTGTGCTTCCAGGTGCGGGTAGACCTTTCATAGTCTTTTATCATCCGTTTCGCTTCAGCATCAAGAGCGGCTAGAATGTCTCTTTCGACCTGCGCGTTAATAGCCGCCGACATCTTTGGCAGCGTATCACTATACTTCAGGATGATAGGAGGGTTAGCCACTTTCGTTCCTCATTTCAGTTGAAAGATAGGAAGGCTATCTTCTTCAAGGGCGAAAAGCCCTGCAACGTCACGAGCATCAACGTATCCAACCCGGCGCAAAAGCCCAAACATATAGACCGTCTTTGTCGCTTCGCCTTCGTAGTATTGCACTTCATAATAACCGGTATAGACAACCTTGACAAGCCCGGCCTCTCCGAGGGTAGGTGACCTGGGTTCTGTGGAACGCGCCGCGCTCCTAGTGATCGTGCCGCCGCAGCCCATTTATCAAGTTCCTTTATCATGGCATTCGTGCGAGTTCGTTTTCAATGATACGAGCCGCGTTCGCTTCAGTCCATGAATGCTCGGCACGGGCAAAAGCCGGGAAGTTAGCGCCGGTCTCGCCTTCGCAAAGTGTGATCTTCCCGTCTCGTATCAGGGTATATTGATTCTCTAGCCATTCGAGCCAGCTTTGTCGAAGTTCAGGCGTGAAAGAGTTGCCACAGGGGCAATTCTGAATTACGGCAGCATCAATGACATTCAGCTTCTTCAGATACGAAAGCGCACAGGAAGCGAGAGTACAATCGCAAGCACCTACGGCGGCTAATGCCATATGCACATCGGACGCGGCGAGGTCAAGAGCGCGTTCAATATCTGCAATGGCAATAGGGTCATTCAGATCAACAGCCGCGCAAAGAAGATTATTGTAATCATCAACAGAAGCAAATCGACCTGAGCATGGCATAAGCGAATCTCTCTTTCGGCTTGAAGGTGGCGAACTTCGCCACCTTCAAGCCTAGTAGGGCCGCGTTAGGCGGCGGGCGGGAGAACAGTCATGCCGGAAGCATTGACCGTTGTACCCGGCACAGCTTCCAGCGAGGGGTCCGCCCAGTTACCGACCCAGAAGTCGTTGGTTCCCGGCGTATAGTCGCCGGCAGCGGGAAGGCGATAGATACCGCCCAGCTTGTTGCCGGTGACGAAGTTGCCAGTACCGCCAGTGAGATCGATAGCGGGGCCAGTCAGTTGGTTTGTCAGGGAAGCGCCCGGAGACGCAGCCCGGCCAGAGAATACGCAGTCTTTAATGACCGACGAATCGAAGCCGCGTCCAGCGCCGATATTACAGTCGATATGAGCGGTGTTTTCGGCGAAGTAGCAGCCATCAATCACGATTCGGTATGGGTTAGCGAAAGCGTTATCAGTCACGCCAATCGCAGCGCCGCCGGCGCGAGAGAAGAATTCAAAGCGGCAGTTCTTGATCGTGATCTCGTAAGCGCCGCCATACATACGAATACCGAAAGAGCCATCACCTGCGTTACGGTTTGCGCCGTAGAAGTAACAGTCTTCGATATGAGTGAAGAATGGCATTGCCAAAGGATCGACGCCGGGAGCGCCGGTCATCGGGATTTCAACGCCAATCGAGTTCACACCAGGGGCGAAGCGAAAGCCTTCAATGCGCCAACCGGGAGCGCGCAGCGTGATACAAGGTTCGCCATCCGGGGAAGACCAGTAAACGCCATTGAAAGACTTTTCATCCGAGCCGCCAACGCCAACAAGACGAACGTTGGAGGGGCCAACACTGAAGACACGAGTATCGACGGATTCAATGCCCATAGAGCGGACAAGAATCACATCATAGGCATTCTGGACTTTATCAGCGGCGGCCTGGACCGTAGCAAGCGGCGCGTCAGGCGAAGTGCCATCGTTCAAGTCATTGGCGAGCGGATGAAGCACGTCTACATAGTAGACAGAAGCAAGGGGCAGCGAGCGGAGTCCGAGGTTCGAATCGCTACCAGGGACGCCCCATTGCCCAGGGTAGAACGGATTGAGCCGAGTCAAGGGGTTATTCATGTTTCAATCTCCTAGCGGCCGGTAAACAAACCGGGACGCGGGTCAATTGCAACCGGGGCATTGCGATACGCTTCAAGAAAAGCCTTTGCCTTGCGAACAGTTTCGAGGGGATAGCGGGCTGGATCGCCTTTTGCGAGTTTGATAATTTCCTCGGCAGTTTCGACGTCCATTTCGGGATAGCCGGCCTGCAAGTAGGTTTCCATTTCGGCGGTTCCAGGCTGGATCGATTCAAGCGTATCTGATACGACGGTTTGTGATTTCTTTGCCATTTTGTTTCTCGCTCCTTTCATAGAGTTTCAGAGTTTGGACCGGCCAGCCCGAATAATCGTTCGTATCGGGCTGGCCAGAGAGATTACGCCGGATTTTAGGGCGTAGTGCCGGATGAATAGTAGATACCGCGAAAGTCGGTGACGCCAACGAAGTTGGTATCATCCCAACCGCCAATGATATCTTCGACCATCCATTCAATGTCGCCGGTCTCGAAGCTACCCATTGTGAAGGCGGCGGGAGCCGATCCGATCACCATCTGCAAGTTCGGAGCCTTCATAGCCACGAATGGCTGGTCAGCACCTTGCAAGCGAGCAACGGTGACAGCGGGGATTTCGGACGGGTCAGCGAACAGATACCATGGGACGTTCGCGCCAGCGGTAGCGATATAGGGATCGACATGCACGCCAGCGATAAAGCTTGGAAGGACGTTCTTGTCATTCGTCGCGACGCCGGCCATCAGGAGCGATTCGAGAATCGTTTGCGCCTGAATCAGCAGAATCGGGGGAATAACGAGATGGAGCCGACCGATCTGAATCGGATTGCCGGCAGCATCGGTACGCTGCATCATTGCCGAGATACCGATAGCGAGGTTCGCAGCGGTCAATCGGCCGGTGCCAGCCCAGGGAGCGCCGAGACCGGCGAGAGTACCCTGGGTCGTCGCATTGTCATAGAGAGACGAGACGAACGCGTCTTCGAACATGCGAGCGGCATTGGCCATAGCCTGCGGGACCTCGCGGATCTTGCCGAGGTCATCATTCAGGATAGTCTGCCAGCTAACGTCGAATTGGCGAGCGAATTCGTCAACATGATATTCGACTTTGGTAGTACCGACATAGGTTGCCTTCGCTTCGGCCTTCTCGCGGCGGCGGTGAAGCGTGCCGGGGGTGGACATGCGAAAGCGTTCAACATCGCGAAAGTCGGGAGCGGTGTCAGCGAAGGTGTAGGATCGCCAGGAGCCAGCCTTCGTAGTATAGTCGGAGTAGAACATGCGAGAGAGGGCATTCCCAAAGTAGTCAGCGAAGTGAGCGGTAGTCATAGCTTCGGCAAACTGGCGAGGGGTGATATCCCGATAGTGAAGCATCATTTGATCAAGAGCATCACGCCGGGTCACGGCTTCATCAGCCGTGATGACTTCAGCAGCGCGATCGGCTTCAACCAATTCGCGCAGCCAGGAACGAACAGAATTAGGCATTGTCTAATTTCTCCTTTCAGTAGAGTTTAGGCGGCGCCAGCGCCAACCTGCATGACAGAGCAGTCGTGGGTAGAGCCAACGAGAGCAGCGCCCTTCGGGAAGACGTCGCTTTCGACGGGGTAGGGAACAACACGGCCGAAAAGCGGGTTCGCCGTGCCGAGGTTGTTCAGGGGGGAAGTCGAGAGGTAGGTCCCGGCTGGCATGGTGGCAGAATCGTCAAAGTAAACCGGGTCGCCGATATTGATCGGACCCCAGGTCGCTTCAACGCCGCCGCCGTAGGTGAGGACGTTACGCACCTCATGAAGGTAGACCATCGAACAAGTGAAGTCGATCACGGCGACCGACGTATCAGGATCGATAGTCAGGACGGTTCCCGTCAGTTCGGAGCCGGGCAGCAAGCCCAACACCTTTTCAGGGATGGTAGGGATAGGGAGCGGGTCCGAAAGGCGAGCATAGGGAATTTCCCAATGACGAACAGCGCCTTCACTGGACACTTCGTAATTATGCCGAATAACTTTAGGCATTGTCTAATTCTCCTTTCTAAGGTTTGTTGAAATATTTCGCATCGACTTTGGCAGCCAGGCGCGCAGCTTCAGCTTCACGCTCAGCCAGGGTGCGCACGGGTTTGGCGCTTTGCTCGGCCGGTGGCACGGCGAACGGGGTGCCACTTTGAGAGACTTCCTTCAAGTAGGCGATTTCAGTTCGAATAGCAGCTTCAAGAGCCGCTTCATCGATAGGGGTAGTTGCCCGAATGCGGGTGACGGTCGCTTCTGGCAAGCCATCAATCAGAGGGGCGAATCGCCCTTCAAGGGCGAGATTGATCGCACCTTCCGACATGCGAACGGGGATCGCAGCTTCTTCTCTCGCCTCGGTTTCGACGGGGGCCAGGGGTTCCGGCGTTTCCGGCGAGGTGGCGGCGGATTCTTCGACATCTGCGAGGGGTTGTTCTTCAACCGGTTCGGGGCCGGCCTGGACATCGGCTTCAGCAACAGCTTCATCGGATTCGGCGGGTTCCTCGGTCGGACCAGAGTCCTCTTTCGCTAGTTCTTCGGTGATAGGTTCATCGGTGACAGGGGTAGTATCAGCCACATCGGTTTCGGCCGTTACGACGACCGGTTCTTCGACCGGTTCGGATTCTGCCTGGACCTGGACTTCCTCTTTCTGTTCTTCTTCGACCGGCGCAGCGGATTCGGTGATAGAGTTCGCCCGGCCACCAGCGCCGGCGGCGGATACCCAATCGACCGCGTGAACGTCGGTGATTTCGGTGACTCGGTTCCCCTTGCGCCCGTTCACCTCGAAGCCGGGTTCTGCCTTTCCGGCAGCATAAATGCTGCATTCGAGCCGAGACAGTAAACCGGCCGCGTTCAAGTTGCGAACGCGTTCAGCGAAGTTCGGATCGTGTACGGCAATGCGAGCGATAGGCGCGCCGGTTTGGGTGAAGCCCTCGATTCCGGTGATCGTTGATACCCAGGTGCGGGTAGACCGTTCATCGTTTCGGTGGTCGGTTTCATACATCTTCGCGCCCTTGAAGCGTTCTGCGCTTGCCCTGAGCATTTCAGGCGGGTAGAAGTTATTGTCGCGAGTATTGCCCCAGCCTGGTTCAATGACGACAGCATTCATGTAAAGAACGTTCGCTTGCGCTTCCGAAAGTTCTGCTTCTTCTACCTCATAGATAATCGGGGTAGCAGATTCAGCCATTTCGAAAGTACCGGGTTCTGAAGTGTTCGCGTTCTCGGTCGGGGTGACTTCGCCGGCAGCGATAGCAGCTTCGGGTTCTTCGACTTCCGGCGGTTCCATACCGCCCATCACAGAATCGATCTCGGTGATGTATTCACCAACAAGATTCCGGATCGCCTGGACCCGATCCATATCGCCGTCAGCGGTGATAATGTTACGAAGCATCAAGTAAAGTTGCTCCGTAAGGTCGTTTAGGTTTTCTGCAAGTTCACTGGCCTGAGCCAGGACTTTCAATTGGCTAAACGAGGTTACGCCGTATGGGACGTAGCCGCCTTCCTGAATTTCAGGAGTTTCAGCAGCTTCGACCATAATGTCGGCAGCGGCATCGGAGCCGCGTTTAGTTCGTGGCATAGTTCTTGCCTCCTTTCCTGTTTTCTTTACCCATCTGCCTTTTGACGGGCGGTAGGTCTTCTTGAAGTTTGCGATCGCTATTGCCCAGCCATTTCGGCCATCGCCGGTTCCGATTGCATCTGCTTGATCTGCAATATCGGTAGCCTGTTCGGGAGTCAATGGCGGCTTGATCGCAGCGAGCGCCGGGGGGAATTCGGATCTGGACTTATAGGGCATTCGTTCTATTCTCCTATATTCCTGGCCGCGCCGGGTAGGCGTGACAACCGAGGTAGAATTCAATCCAGTAAGCACTTGGACCAGCGGGCGTTTTAGCGGCCGCTATCCATACCTTCGAGCCTACCGGCATTCGCCCACACTTGATATCAATCGGGACCGAGTCATTGTTCGTTGCATCAACCTTGAAGACAATATCCGTATAATGGTTGTTTGCAACAGCGGCGGCGAAAGTCGTTTCTCCGTTCGCATTGAAGGCCATACGCAGCATATAAGTTGCCGCGCCTTGCACGTTTACGATATTCAGGCGGTGAGGGTCAAAGAGCGTTTGGAAGGCGAGAAAGGTTTCGGTTCCGTTGAAGACAGCGATTTCAGTTCCGAGAGCGCCGGCAACAGCGCTAGTCGTGACGCGATAAGGCGTGACGATTCCGGCCGGGGTTTTGATCCCCGGCGCGACTTGACCAGCGCTTGCGCCAAACCACCTTTCAACATTATGAAAGTGATCATGGACGATATAGCTAAAGTCCCGCGCTGCATTGGCGGCGGCTAGCGTAGCGGTCGAATTGCCATCGGGACCTTTGTTCGTCACAGAAAGAGACATTTATCGTTCCTTATGCCGGGGGTGACCATGCGCCGATCCGCTGGACGGTCAATTCAGGGGAAGCCTGGGCTTCAGAAACAACGTCAAGATAGCCGCCGCTATTCTGATAGACCAGGACTTCAATATAATCGCCGGCCTTCAGAGTGTAGATACTCGTAGCGTGCATATAGATCGCAGCGCTAGCGCCTTGCCGCGATTCAATGCCAATGTAATCGGTATTATTTAGAAGGATATCGACGTAACGAACACCATTCGCGCTTATAGCCCATTCAATCAAGGCGGTGATGATATAGACGCCATCTGTTTTGATTGTCAGTTTCGTTGGGTCAGCAATGTCGAAAAGTCCATCTGTATCCCATCGGACGGTAGAGAAAGAAAGTTTTGTCCCAGCGCCGCCGTTAGGGATTGTTTGATTAGCGTTTGCATATACGCGAGCGCCCTTCGAAGTCAATTCAGGAGCGGCCGGGTGTGAGTGAAGTGTGGTGTTACCGCCGCCTGTTAGTTCTTGCGCCTGAAGTGCGGTCATGTCAGTCAGATATCCGGCTTCATCTGCAAAGGAATCGGTATTAGCAACAGCAGCAGAATCGGCGCAAGTTACGCAGCCATCATTATCAGGATCGTAGATTGCCTTCAGCATGTCGCCAATGCCGCCGCTACCTTCTGATTTATTTGTAATGCGAAGCGGGTCTAATGGCATGATTTATTCCTCGTAAAAGTTACCGGTATAAGATAGGGTAGTCATTACGAATATTCAGCCTTTATTTCGAGCGTTCCTGGTGTAGCGACCGCGCCGGTTTCACGAGCGAACACGCGGATTCGTTCCTGTGTACCGCCGAGGAAGATAGGTCCAAAGATGACACGCTCGGCAGCAGCAGTAACCGCGCCGTATTCGATCCCTTCAGCTTGCAAAGAAGAGGTCGTATCTGTGTTCACGGCGACAGCTCCGGGTGAATAAACAGTAGTTCTGTGCCAGGTTCCTCCAGCAGCTTCTTCGTTCACTTCAACGGCGATTTCAAATGCGCCGTTTGCTCCACCACGAGTATAAGTCATATAGAGCGTCATATACTCAAAGGTGGGGCATTGCATTGCAACGGGTAAAGCGTCCCATGCGCCGGCGGCAAGCAAGGCAGCAGAAGCCCTCGCAGTTTGCTTATTCAAATATATGGCAGAAACAGGCTGGGGCATATGTCTCCTAAAAAAGTTTCAGGCCGTTGAATCGATTCAACGGCCTGATTCGGCGCAAGTTGCCGCTACATTATAGCATGATTAGAATGCCATTACAATAGATTAGAATCGCAAGGAAGCCAGTAACGAGATCGCCTTTCAGCAATGTCAATATAAGCGGGGTTCATTTCGATTCCGGTGATTTCATCCCATCCGGCAATGGCAGCGCCAATCATTTCGCTTCCCGTTCCTGCGAACGGCACTAGGAGCCGCCTCGGTGCGTAGTGTTCTGGTGGCAGCAGCAGCGAAGCGAGATAGCGAGTAAGGTCAAGGGGTTTGATCGTTGGGTGAGGGTTCTTATCCCAAAGACCTGCGTTTCGTTCCTTCGTTGAAGCCTTGCTACAATAATATACAGGGCTACTTTCTTGAAGGCGATCCTGTACGGCGTAAAAGAATTGCGAAGCCCTCGTTCCGGCCTGAAGATCAAGGCGGTTCCTGGACCTCTCATTGCAAAGGATAAAGTTTGAAGGCCAGCGACCTCGCGGAGTCAAGTCGGTCTTGACGCCGCCATTCGCCACCTTGCCACCTACGAAGCGATCTTGGAAGCCGCCAGCGTGAGTTTCGCCGCCTGTCTCTCCTATGCGCCCGGCATCGATATCAAGGACGCCGGCGCCAGTTGATTCAATACAGTCAGTTGGTCTTCCCTCATAGGGTTTCTGAAACAATATAATCGGTTCAAGAGCCGGCTTCATCGCTTGCGCTCCGTATCGATATCGGTTCCAGAACGGAGCCGGCAGTTTGATACGAGTAGCACGAGGGAAGCCGGACCCGTAGACCCAACCGAATATCGCCGGGTGAATAATCAATCCGGCGTCTTCTATCGCAGTTGCAAGGCGGTGAAAGTTTCTCGCCGCAGCGAAAGCCATGCCGAAAGCCCCTGGGTAGAGGTGTTCTGATAAAGCCGACCACGTATTGGATTGAAAGGCGATACCGCCGCCATCCCAGGTTTCCCCCATAAAGCCCTTCGAGAAGCGGCTATAAACGCCGGTCTTCGCTGGAGCGGAGTCCGGTTTACCGAATCGCTTTACGATAGATTCGAGATGATAAGGGGGATCGCAGAGAAGCGCATGGTATTTCTGGCCAGAGTAGGATTTCGCCCAATCGATTACATCTGCGTTTATTATCATCTCAGAGTTCTTCCCGTTTCTGAAGGTTTCGGCTTTGTAGGTATGCGATCCCTTCTGTGCAAGTCAGTCAAGTCAGTTGTGCGGCGGTGTGGCAGCGGTGTTCTATCATACGAACGAGGAATCGGCGAGCCACAGCCTTCGCAGTTCAAAACGGCCATAGGGTTTGCACGATCGCAAGCATCGCAGCGCCAATAGTTCATTTTATAATCCTAGTTGTATCTGTACTTCCGATATGCGTTTCTTCGCTATTTGAATATAGTCGAAGTTCAATTCTACTGACACGCCGCGACGGCCGAGTTGCGCCGCTACTCGCGAGGTTGTTCCACTTCCCCCAAACGGGTCAAAGATAATATCGCCCGGCCTGGACCCTGCAAGAATACAGGGTTCGATTAGCTTTTCCGGCATCGTGGCAAAGTGCGCATAAGGGACAGCCTGAGTAGGGACCGTCCAAACAGTTCGCCGATTACGAGTAGGTTTGATTTCAAGACCGCCATCCTTGGCAAGCCCTTGTCTGGTTTGACCATACTTCCCCATCTGGCCGTTCTTGCCGTTCTTGTTGTTTCGCCTGATTTCGCCGGCGTGTACGGCCGGTTCTGCAATTGATTCAGCGTCATAATAATACCGCGCCGATTTCGAAAGTAAGAAAAGGTATTCATGCGATTTCGTTGGTCGGTCTCGAATCGATTCCGGCATCGGATTCGGCTTATGCCAGATAATGTCGGATCGAAGATACCAGCCGCCTTTGCGCGCATCTGCATATTCACGGTCAAGAGATTCGATTTCAGCTATGACTCGATCTGGAACGGCGTCCCAGCTATCATAGCTTGCGAGGATCGCCGTTCGCATACGTTCAATAACGAGCATCGTTTCAGGACTTGCCGCGCCATCTGATTGCAAGGCAAAAGCGATTCGCCAGGGTATACCGATCAAGTCTTTATCTTTCACAGTTGCGAGATTCGCCCTGTTACGGTTAGCAGTATTGTCCCTCTTGTTCTTCCGATTCCCTTCAATCCCACCTACAACACCGCGCCCGCATGAGTGCGCATTATAGCTATCGCCTATATTCAGCCAAAGAGTCCCGTCGTCTTTCAGGATTCTTCGACATTCCCTGAAGACAGTCAGCATGTTTTCAACGTATTCTTCAATCGACCGTTCGAGTCCGAGTTGCCCTTTTACGCCATAATCGCGAAGCCCAAAGTAAGGTGGCGAGGTCACGATACACTGGACCGATTGATCTGCAAGGGGGATCGATAAAGCATCTGCATTGATTATGAGGGCGTTAGTCATTGACGCTAGTCACTTCCTCTTTGTATCGCCGGTGCGCGATATCAATATATTCTTGACCTAGTTCCTGCATGATTCCGATTCTCCCTAGTTTCGCAGCAGTTACAGCGACCGTGCCGCTTCCCCCAAAGGGATCGAAGACAATATCGCCGGGTTTCGAGCCGGCTAGGATACAGGGTTCGACCAGCTTTTCCGGCATCACGGCATAATGGGCATACTTGCTTTTACGAGTAGCGATCGACCAAACAGATCGCTTATGACGTTTACCGGTCGGACCGCCGCTATTCATGCCGAGCGAGAAAAGCCCGTCAGAGCCAGCGATATTCGGTCGATAGTTCTTCTTGCCGCTTTGCCCGTTCCAGTTGCTAGGTTCCTGGATCGCTTCATAGTCGAAGTAGTATCGCTTCTTCTTTGTCAGCAAGAATAAATATTCGTGATCACGGGTAGGCCGGTCTTTCACGTTTTCGGGTTTGACATTCGGCTTATGCCAGATAATATCGGATCGAAGATAAAAGCCGAGGTCAGCTAGGTTCGTCCATAAATCAATCGCAGCGCGCAGCGTTCGAAGATAAGACAAGTCATTATTATCGATCGCATTGCATACCGCCTTGCCGTAGCTAATTGGCATGAGGATATAGCCCTGCAAAGCAAAGGCAACGCGCCATGGGATTCCGATAAGGTCCTTCGGTTTCAGCCCGTCAGCAGTTCTTGAAGATACGTAGCCAGGCGGCTTGCGCCCGCCCCATTCTCGAAGATAGGGTCTCCGAAAAGCGCCATCACTTGATTCGGTGTGATTGCACCATCCATGCGCGCTCCCGGCGTAGGTGTCTCCGAGGTTTAGCCAAAGAGTCCCGTCCGGCTTCAGTATCCGATAGCATTCCGCTAGAACAGCAACGAGATTAGCGACGTAAGCGGCCGGGGTTTCTTCCATGCCGAGCTGGCTATCATCGGCCCGGTATTGTCGTAGGTTCCAATATGGGGGTGACGTGATGATAGTCTGGACCGTTTCATCTGCAAGGGGGATATGCCGCGAATCGCCGTGAATCGTTATGAAGTTCTCGCTCAATTCGGTTGCCCTTTCAAGCCGCCTGGGTGAAGTCCAGGGCTGGCTGCATACGATAAGTCTCGATTCTACGCAGCGCAAGATCGTAGTAGGTCTTCGAGAGTTCGAAGCCTATCGGATTCCGACCGTGCTGCAAGGCAGCGATCAGAGTTGTTCCAGACCCGGCAAAGATATCAAGAACAGTATCACCAACGTGGCCGAATAGCTTCATTGCCCGTTTCGGTAGTTCAATCGGGAATTGCGCCGGGTGGTCTTTGGTAGCATCCTGCGACCAATTGATCTTCCAATAGCCGCGTGTCCATTCAACGAATTCTTCTGACACGATATCAGAGCCATTGCCGCGCTTTGTCCGGGTCTCTTTGTAGAAGACATAGAGCATATGGAAGTTACCGATAATTCGGCAGTTGTCGGGTTTCAGCCAGCTTCCCCAGGCGCAAGGGTTTGTCTTTCGGTGTTCAATTCCGATTTCGCAGAACAGCCCGAAGCCGGCCTCGAAAGCGGCCTTCTGCCAGATATAAGTGAGGGGGAAGTCGAGTCCGCTTGCTCCGATTTCAATGCAAGCCCGGCCACCTGTCTTCAATAGCCGATATGCGTTCTCCATACAATCGACAGCGAACGAGCCATAAGATTCAAGGTCAAGCCTGTCAGCAGCATTGCCCTTATTATCATAATTTATGCCAACGTTATAAGGGGGTGAGGTGACAATGAGGTCGATTGAATCCGGGTCCATCATGGACATTCCGAGATTACAATCGCAGTTATACAGTTGATACGGGGGGTTCTGGTTGTTCGGGTTTGTCATTCGTTTTCTCGCTCAAAGAAAGTAGTTCTGCAATTGGAACATAGACATATTTCACGGATCGCCCGGCGCCACCTCGGCGGCGATCAAATTTCGGGCAGAATTCAAGCGCCTTCTGCTTTTCGTCATATCGCATCGGTAGCCTGTACCCATTATACCAGATAAAGCCGCGTTCATCAATTGTCAGTTTTGACATTCGTTATTTACCGAGCCTTCTAGGTTTGCCGCGCGTCAGAGGGGTTGAAGCTGGTTCGAGGTGACAGTCACAGTTTAGACCGCCACAGGAGAGCGCAGCACTTTGCGTTTGCCAGCCGTACTTTCGCCAGATAGAAGCGCGATAGGTTTTGCCTTGCGCCCAGATACAATCGGTGCAATGCTTTTCGGCGGTTCCGAGTACCCATGTCAAGGGAGCGTCTTTTGCGCCTAATAGCCTGGCCCGGTTGTAGATATCAAGCCAGCGGTTTGCCCAAAGATTCAGCCGGGATTCGATCGCGCTTGCCGGGTATTGCTCCGAGCCTCGGTGGGCAAAGATGAAGAAGGCGAGCCGGGTTATATAGGATCGTTCCTTGTTCACGGCGAGATAGTAAGAGAGCCATTCGTCTTGCAAGATCGCATCTGCCTGGATACCATATTCAGCAAAGCCTTCAAGCCACGCCGTATATAGGCCGGTGTTTACAAGGCTATACATAGCGATCGTAAAATCAGTCAAGCCTAATTCACCAGACCAAAGGGAGAAGGCGTAGTCATTCAAGGTACGGCGATAGTCGGTCGAAAGCCGGTTCGCAGTTATACTAGTCTCTTTCAAAGAGTTTCGATTCGTGTTTGTCACTTGATATACTCCCAAAGGGGTAGCCCTGAAGGTACAGCCGCGCTAGTCGCTTCACCTTCGAGGGTGCGCGATCATCCAGGCAACAGCCTAGCGCGTTGATTAGATTCCGAATTCGTTTAGGGTTTGCCGGGGAATTTATACTGACTTTGTAAACCTTGCCGGCAATGCTAATTAGTTCTATCGGCAGCGAGAGGGAGTCAAGTTGTTCAATATAGGTATCTTCGACGAAGACACTCAAAGAGCCATCGGAGAGCCAGGCGGCGAGATACTTTCCACCTGAGAAGGATAAATCTGGTAGCCCTGCTTTTGACTCGTCTTCTTCATCCGAGAAGTAAACCCAGGGATGAAGCTCCTCGCCGGGCTGGACCTGATTCTTCTCTATTATCATGAGTATCACGAGAGCGGCGGCGGCAGCGGTGAGAATCAGCGACATTATAACGAGAATATCAGATAGGACTTCCATCTTGCGTAGTTCCTTTCGTTGTTTTCGGTTGTTTGACAGGGACAAGATTCCCCGCATCACGAATGCCAATTGTCTGGATCGCGAGCCGTAGGATAGACCGAGTCATCTGGTTCGCTTCAGCAGCGGTGATGGCGCCACTCGCAGCGGCGCTATCAGCCATCTTCATCACCTTCTCTAATTGATCGATATCCGAGAGAATCACGGCGTCAAGGTTGACTTGCACGTCAAGACTGGCGAAGTTCGCCAGATTGAAAGTCTCGGCAGCGGCAAGAACGATCTGCGCGAGGTCACGCCAAACAGAAGCCCATAGCAGTTGATAAGCATTGAATGCGAGAAGCATTGGACGTTCCATCTGCGTAGCAGTAGCAAGGCGATAATAGTCGCCGCGTCCGAGATAGTGAGGGTAGACCTGCGCGCCGAGGCCGGCCATATTCAGGATCGCAAGTCCGTCGGATTCGGCGTCACCTGCGTTCGTAGGCCGCGATTCCCATTTCTTGTCGAGCGCGTTATTTTGTATCCATGTAGAGCCAGCGACCGGTGGCGGGTTCCTCTCGCTTCCGCTGCTTGTCGGGTTTCGCAGCGTAGTATCGATATAGTTTCTCACAGCGTCAACAGCACGCGAGCCGCCCTGGACCGTGATCTTCTCGACAAAGGCAGCGGCGGCAGCAGCAACAGCAGCACGGTCATTCAGGAAGCGAGAGTAAAGGCGTATCCAGGGGATCGCAGCGGACAACAGCGGCCAGCCGCGCATTTCGCCCGGCCTGACACGGTTCGCGACGAACAGCATCACGACATCGGTTCCTTGCCGGCCGGATCGCATTCTTTCAGCCCGGATTGCCCCATCCGGCAAGGCGATCTTCGCCGCCTGTTTCTCGGTCAATCGCCAATCCCTTACGTAGTAGTCAACCTGCTCGGCGCTTGCCGTTTTAGAATAGCTAACATGATAATAGGCCGGAGTCTTTGGGTCTTCAGGGATCGTGATAATATCGACAATCCTTTCGGTGGTCACGGTTCGTACCGTTGCTTGACCATCAAGGCGGCTTATGTAGATAAGGAAGCCGATTTCGCCATCGGTGAGAAGTTGCCATGACAGGGTTTGAATTGATCGCATTCCGAGAACAGGGTCATTGCCTGGAGACTTCCAGAAAGCGTCCCAATAGGGTTGCGCCTTCGAGTCTTCGGTAGATACTTCCGGTGATACGTCAAAGGCATAGTTTGTCACGAGAGATATCAGGGTTTGCGCTATCACGTCCCAGGACGCGACTCTTCGACTTTCAGCAACGGTAGCGGATCGATCCTGTTCGGTCGCAGCGCCTAGTCCGGTGATGTATTGACCGCGCCGAATATACATGTCGATCAATTGGGGGTCAAGTTCTCGCATCACCTGTTCATAGATATCGCTACCGGTGGCGGCAGAGATGATATGCCATTGCCCGGCGTCTATCAGTTGTTCAAGTTGACTCTGCAATTCAGCTTGAAGGGTTTCGAGTTCCCTCGTTTTTTTTGACGTGAAAAGCCGTTCAAATAGGTTCATTGGATAGAGTTCCTTTTAGAAGAAAGCCGGGTCTTCGTGGTGAACACGATATTCAGTCATTTGAGTTTCATCGTAAGCGGCCTGAAGCACGGGGCCAGCGATCGCCATGACAACAGCATCGGCGAAGTCGGTAGAACGGTGAATCCGTTTACGAATACTGTCTTTCGCTTCTACGATTATACGACCGCTTGAAGTGATACTCGACATTGGAGCGGTTAGGTCGGACAGTAAACTAGTTTCGTCTGTGTCAGGGGGGAGACAGAGGTCGAATCCATTGTCAGGATTCAGCATGTCTCGCAGTATCCACCATGCCGCCGATCGCCAGTTCGCAAAGCCGAGCCGCCCTTCGTGATCAGCCGTGAGGGAAGTTGCCGATTGCGCCATGAATTGGATCGCCGGTACACGTTGTTCATACAACCTCGAATAAACACCAGCGCCGATACCATTCGCATCGACAACCACGTCGCCGCGACCGTATTGATCGTGAAGCATCTTCGCGTGGCCGGCGACTTCCATGATAGCGGTTCCCTGCGATTTGAAGGATAGAGGGTAGCAGCGTAGGATTCGCATACCATCAAAGCACACAGCGATAGTCGCTTTATCGTTATTGTCGCCGGTTCCACCTGTACCGACATCAACACCAAAGGCGCTTGCATTGCCGCGAAAGTTCGTGTCCTGCCAGTTATACCAACGTTCGACCGCTGCTTCTACCCATTCATAGGGAATAATACCGGCCGAGCTGCCGCGAGCGAATTGCCCTAGCACCTGATTTTGATAGACCGGACTCGCTTCTCCCCATTGCCGCCTACGGTTTTCAGCCCAAACGGGGTTGATCCGTTTTGCCGTGATACATTCTTCAAGTGTGACGTGCTTCGTCTTCCAATCTTCAAGCCCTGGCGAGTGATTACAGATTTCATAGAAACGGCCTTCGGGAATGCCTGGAGTAGAAGCCGCTAGAACGAATGCTTCTCGGCCATACTCTTGAATATTCGAAGAAAAGGTTCCTTCAGCAGCGTCATAGATAGAAGCGGGTATTGACTTCGCTTCGTCAAAGATATAGAGAATCTTGTCCGCGTGCGCGCCTTCGGTGAGATCAGGATCGTTCGAAGTCACAGCCATAGCCGATCCGTTTCGGAGCCGTAAGCCCTTGCTCATTAGTTCTATATCAATCCGAAACGGAGCGCGACCGACCTTCGACCATCGCAGTCTCTTGACCCATTTATGCACCTCTGGCCAGAGGTAAAGTTCGAGTTGCCGCCATGCGCCGGCCGTTGTAAGAATCTTCCAATCTTCAAGACCGCCATCACGAGTCAGAGCAAACCAAAGTACCGCCCAGGATACGAGAGCGGTCTTCCCGAGACCACGAGGTCCGACAACCGCGAGCCGTTTCGCTGCAACGAGGTCAAGCATAGCACCTGCCTGATATTCGGCGGGTCCATCCCCATCTGGCCAGTCGAAACAGTCTCGGACGAATAAATCAGGGCGATCGTAGTAAAAGTCCTTGAATTCGCCGTAGCTAGTTTCAAGCCCTCGCCCTGATTCAATTCGGCGGCGGCGTTCTAGTTCTGCCTGAGCGCGAGCCTGCAACGATATGGAAGACCGGCGATTAGGGGAAGGCGGCATGATTAGCTTGCGTTTCCTTTCGCCAACACTTCAACCGGGTCTTCGCCGGCAGCGATCGCTTCAAGTTGGTCGATAGGCAGCTTCGTCAAGTCGAGAGACATAAGACGATCGACATCAAGGCCGAGCAGTTTTCGGATATCTGCAAGAAGGTTTCGAGCCTCGGCGAGATATCGCGGGTCTCCGACCTGTTCTTCTTTCTTGACCTGCGCCTTCATCCTGCTATGCTTGCCGCCATCGGAGCCGGCTTCGCTTTTCTCGGTGATATGCGTTTCGGCGGTTTCCTTTGATCTGTGCCAGGCGTTCATCGCTTCTTGAAGAAGCGCTTGCAAGGTAGCAAGTTGTTCTGTCTTTACGATCTGCCTGTCAGCGGCAGCTTCTTCAAGAAAGCGCTTGCGTAAGCGCGCCATTGCCTTCGTCACACCTTGTCGAGTGATACGCCAACGGGGGTTCTGACGGGTCCATTCTTCTGCTATTTCGAGGTGAGACCATCCGTATTTGACGCGCCGATCCCAGATAAACTTTTCCCTTTCAAGTGTGATTTCACGGGGTGTTCTGTTTGGAGACTTCTTCGTCATGTTTTGCGTTTCCTTTCTGAAGCCTGGCCCTCCAATCGGAGAGCCGAGCAAGCCCTTCGTTCGGGACGTAGGTTTCGAGATACTTTGTTGGAACGTTGTCCCAGGTGTATTCGCCGAATAAGCGGTCAATATCTAACACAGTTTCGAGGGTCTTCGATTTATCTGGAGCCGGCAGCCCCCAGAATTGTTTTGTTCGCAAGAGCCGCTTTACAGCATCCGTATCAGCCTCGGTTCCTCGCAAAGCAAGCGCCCAAAGCGTGACAGTAGCAAGCGATTCCGTCATTTCAGGAGCCGTAAGCGAGTTGTTTCCGATTTCAAGCATCTTATGAGGGAATCGAGGATCGATAGACCGCCTAAATCGCCAGATATAGTTTCTCATGTTTTCATAGCGCATTGGCCAGATCGCCGAGGGCGTGTTAGGCATTGCCCTGAAGTGATTGAATGTCGATTCGATACGCAGTAGCTTTTCAGGATTATGCCGCCTGAAGGCGACCTCAATGGTATCGATAAATTCAAGATAATCGTCGTCGGTTTCGCCTGGATAGCCACAGATATTACAAAGCTTTATGCGATAAAACAGCCGTTCGCCGGCAGCGACAATGAAGCGAGTCATGCGTTCGTTCGTGAAGTATTTATTCACCATGAATCGCATTCGTTCTGACATGCCATCAACACCAACGATCAAATGACCGCTAACATTCCAGTCTTCAGGGTGATCTGGATCATACTCCCACATCGTTCCTTCGTCTGCACTTTCGGACGAAACGTAAGCGCCATCTCGACTTTCGTCAGCGACCATGAATTGCCAGCCCCATGAGAAGTTACAGAATAGACACTTGCGCCGGCAGCCGATTCCCTGTTCTATCCAGGGTTTGCCTTTACCCATATTCAGGGCGTGGGGGTAGAGTTGTGTAGCTTGAGCAAGTTTGTATTTCTGCGTATCTGCATTGAATGTATCTGCATAGGCTACCGATTCGCTTATGTAACGATCGCCTTTCTCGTAAGCCTGGACAAGCGGCACGATTATATCTTCGCCACGGCCGAAGACGAACGCGTCTCCCATGAAAAGGAAGGGGCGAATATCAAGCATACCAGCGCCGCCGATAATGACCTTGTAATCGCCCTTTGGCCAGGTGATTCGTTCCCGGCCGAAGTCAAACCAGTCAGTAGCCGAAACGATACTGACAAGAATAATGTCATACTCTTTGACGGTCGCCTTTGAAGCGAAGTCTACCTGATAGCCGGCCCGTCTTAAGACGTCGGATATCATATTGATACCACGAAAGACACGCTTCTCGAAAGAATCGTTATCGTAGGATCGCCGGGTATAAGTTCCTTGAACGTAAACAGCGATTTTCATCTATCCTCGAATTCTGCCCCACACTCAGGGCATGTTATCAGCTTCGGCGGTTTGGTATCTTTTGACGAATCCTCGGCTTCATCGATAAGCCCGTTTTCTTCAGCAATACTCGCCAGAAGCTTTTGAAGTTCAGGGTCGTCGGTCTGGACCTGTTCATAGAGTTCTGAAAGTTTCGCATCGTCGGTTGCTGCCATAGCTCCTAATGGATCAAGGGTTGTTAGAACGAGTCTTTCTTCGTCTTCGGTCAGTTCGACATATTTCACAGGGACAAGGGTTTCCTCGCCTTGTCGAAGGGCGAGCGTCACGCGTAGGTGGCCATCAATGACACGACCGGTTAGCCGGTTGACAATTACGTCTTGTACCCATCCGACGGTAGCAAGAACAGCCTGAAGTCCTTCCTGCTGCTGCCTCGGATGAATGCGCCAGTTATCCGGGTGGGCAAGCAAGTTGCCGGCAGTTTCAGAGCCAGTCGATACGATCCTATTTTGCCACGTCATTGCTAGTACCTAAATCCGCATTTAGGACATCTGTTCTTCGGTTCGTTTTCGTCTTCATCTTCGTCTTCATCCCCTTCGCTATCTGCAAGATCGATCGCCTTCCCCTTTGCGCCAATGTCTTGACCGAAACGGATAAAGAGCGCTTCCATGTCAGGATCGACAGCAAGGTCCTGGCATTCCCGGAGAAGTTGATCCGCTACCTGCCTTTCAACACCTGCGAGGGAAGCGGTATAGTCAAGAAGCAGCAGAGCCTTCTTGACTTCATCCGGCGTGAGGTCAACCACCTCTACGGGGATTTCAGTCAAGCCGCTATTGATCGCAAGCGAGACTCGAAGGTGACCATCGATAATAGTTCCATCCTGAGCGACGAGAACAGAACGAATCATGCCGAGGTCATTTATAGACGCCGCTACCGCCGCGCTTTGGGTAGCATTATGAAGACGAAAGTTTTGAGGGTGAGCCATAAGATCCGCGACCTTCATAATCTTATGCTCTACTATTCGATTGTTCAAGGTTATTTTAGGTTTGTTTGCCATGCTTATATTATACGTCTAT